CGCGCAGAAGACCTAGTAAATCGCTCCGATATTTTAGAAAGACTTCGCGCCGTTTTACCTGTTCGTGAATCGAAAGCCAGCGACTCTAGTAAACCACAAAGTCAGAGCAGTAAACGTTTACAGACTTTTATTCCCGATGCCGCCGCTGCCGAGGCAGATACTTCGCTCCTTACACGACAAATTGTTATTATACGAAAACTACCATCTCGTATATTTCTCGTTGAAGATGTTTCTCTCGTTATGGGTGCCGCCGCTGAGCCATCCAAGTCGGGTACGGGAATGGAAAAGAGCGTAGGAGCAGTCGCCGTCTCAGCAAAGCGCTTCAGTGAAAAACCAGTTTGGGGATTAGTATCCGAAGAAATAGAAAAAATGGAAATAAAGGGCGAGTTGGTGATGAATCGACTACCAAGACGCCCTTTGCCTAGTGTGTCTGCATCCCACTACTATATGAATAATCGTCAAAAATTTGTTAATTTTATTAATGAACTTTTTTTGACGTACCACGATGAGCTTACAAGTCAAAAGGAACAAATTTCATGCGACCCCGCCGCAAATTCCGAATTCTCTCTATTAACACATCAAAAAATAGTTCGCGATTATTTGAATGTTTATACACCATATCGCGGCTTATTACTGTATCACGGTTTAGGAAGTGGTAAAACATGCTCTTCCATTGCCATCGCCGAAGGGCTAAAAACATATAAAAACGTCATCGTAATGACACCTGCATCATTGCGCCGAAACTATATCGAAGAAATGAAAAAATGCGGCGACGAAATTTATAAGAAAAACCAATTCTGGGAGTTTATCCCGGTTGTAAGCAAAACCGACCCCATGGTACAAACACTGTCTACTATTTTACAACTAAAAGATAGTTTCATAGTTAAAAATAGAGGCGCATGGCTCGTAAATGTGAAAAAACCGTCAAACTATGTTTCCCTATCCACGGATGAGAAAGCGAGTCTAGAAAGTCAAATAGAGCAAATGATAGATGCAAAATATACATTCCTCAACTATAACGGTATGCGAATGAGTAACTTGAAAACACTATCATCCGACTTTACGCAAAACCCCTTTTCAAATCACGTAGTTATCATCGATGAAGCGCACAATTTTATTAGTCGAATTGTAAACAAACTAAAACGCCCTACATCGCTTTCAATGCGGTTATACGATATGTTAATGACCGCCGATAATGTCAAAATAATTCTTCTTACCGGAACACCCGTTATTAACTACCCCAATGAAATCGCCATTATTTTTAATATACTGCGCGGTTACATTAAAACCTGGAAATTCCCCCTCCAAATAGGCTCGCAATCAAAGGTCGACAAAAAAGTACTACTGAAACTATTTGAAGGAGTAAATAGTCTTGATTATTTAGACTACAACGACAGTTCCCACATATTAACCGTAACGCGTAATCCATTCGGTTTTTTAAACTTGGACGACAAAGGACAATACAATGGCGTACTGCGTGTATCCCCAGAAGGCGAGACCCCTAACTTGACGGATGCCGAATTCGAGAAACAGGTTCTTGGTACATTAAAGACGCGCGATATTAGTGTTACGCCCGGAAGTATCACGATAGAAACGTTTAAGGCGTTACCAGATTCTTTGGATGCGTTTCGTTCTTATTTTATTAACTCTGAAACGGGACAAGTAAAAAATATAAATATGTTTCAGAGGCGAATTATCGGGTTAACCTCGTATTTTCGTAGTGCGCAAGAACAGTTGATGCCCAAGTATGATAAAGACATGGACTTTCGTGTAGTGGAGGTGCCGATGAGCGATCATCAATTTCTGGCATATGAAAAGGCGCGTAGTGCCGAACGTAAACTGGAAAAGAAGTCGAAATCGAAGAAAAAGCCGGGAGCAAAAGCGTCAGCATCGGGGGTTGGTGCTGGGGCTGGAGGAGCAGGAGGAGAAGATATATATGAAGATGCGGTATCTACCTACCGTATTTTTTCGCGATTGTTTTGCAACTTTGTATTTCCGACAGAAATAGGACGACCGTTACCAAAGGAAGACGTAGATGTCGAAGGCGCAATTCGCGAAGGTGCGAACGAGGAAGATGTTGATGCGATAAAAGCGACAGAACGATTGGATAATCCGAATGGCGAGCATACAACGGACGAGGTCGAAGAATTGGCGCAGGAGATATCAGAAAAAATGGATACTACATATGATAAACGAATAATGGCGGCTCTCACGCAACTGAAGAGCGGTATGATGCGTTTTTTAACAAAACAACCCCAAGGAGAGTTGCAAACATATAGCCCTAAGTTTTTAGCAATGTTGGAAAATATACAGGACCCAGAACACGAAGGGTTGAATTTGATATATAGCCAGTTTCGTACATTGGAGGGGATAGGGATTTTTTCGCTCGTTCTCGAAGCAAATGGGTTTGCGCGTTTCAAGATTCGCAAAAATGATTCCGGTAACTGGATGTGCGATATAAGCGACGAAGACCAAGGTAAGCCGATGTTCGCCTTATATACAGGCACAGAGACGGATGAAGAGCGTGAGATAATAAGAAATGTTTTTAATAGCACATGGGATTATATTCCAGTAACCATGAGAGAACAACTAGCGCCCAAATCGGCGAACAACTTTATGGGGCAAATTATAAAAGTTCTTATGATTACTGCGTCGGGTGCAGAGGGTATTAGTTTACGCAATGTTCGTTATGTGCATATTATGGAACCGTATTGGCATCCTGTACGAATAGAGCAGGTTATTGGGAGGGCTAGGCGCATTTGTAGCCACAATGATTTAAAAGAGGAGAGGCTCAGAACAGTCAACGTAATGCTATATGTGATGAGTTTTACTCCGAAACAAATGAGCGAAGACTCGTCGCTTGAGCTCCGAATGAACGACGTTAGTAAGCGCGATGCTAAGAAACCGTTAACAACCGACCAGTCGCTATTTGAAATATCTACTATAAAAGAGGAAATCAATCGTCAGTTGCTTATGGCAGTGAAAGAAGCATCCATTGATTGCTCGATACACAGGAATGTCGCCTCCAAAGAAAAACTGAAATGTTTCACATTCGGTGTAGTGAAATCCGACAAGTTCTCTTACGCTCCTTCTATCGACAATGAAGAATCGGATGCATCTGTGGCTCAAAATACAAAAGAAACGGAACTAAAATTGGTAAAGCTTACACTCACAGTAGGCGGTATTAAATCGGATTATGCATATGACAAGGTTACCAATAATGTATATGACTATAATAGTTACCTGGCTGCAAAAGAAATGGGAGGTGAACCATTAATGGTTGGTAAAATAATGGAGAAAGATGGGAGCAGGTCGTTTGTTAAAATGAGCGCAGCATCGGCGACAACAGCGCCATCAGAACCAACTGTTGAACCGAAATCCAAAAAACCAGAGGGAGGTGTTGCTGTCTCAAGAAAATCGTCAAGTACATCTGCTGCTGCGAACCCCAAGGACCAATAGGAACAATAGGAACAATAGGAACAATAAAACATGAGATGTTACAGATGCGTGAGATTAATCGAAAATCGTGTACATAATATATAATCATAAACATATCTGATTACATATTAAAAGTAGAATCTTGTTACATTGCATATTACACATTACATATCTATTTTTGTGATAGCAATTCTAAAATCCTATATTGGGTCTCTTTTATAGATTCGATATAGTTTTGCATTTTATTTATCTTTTCATCTAATTTCGCATATTCTCTCGAATCTATTGCATCTCTAGTTTTGTCAAGAGTATTATATTGCATGCTCCTATCAAAATATTCACCGCTGTCGTCGCCGTCACCGTGACTGTCATCTTCGTAATCTGTCATAAATTCGTCTAGAGGTATCATATTACCATTTGAAATATTTGTTCTTTTTAATTTAGAAAGGAATGATAAGTTATCGTGCGACATTGTCGTATCTTCACCTGTGCGACTCGTTACATCTTTATCGTATAAAATTTCCTCATTATTTCCTTCATTAAATGATACATTTTTTTTACCTGTAGTACCTGTAGTACCTGTAGTACCTGTAGTAGAAGTCTGTGATGATTGCTCGCTTGGACGCTTTATATTATGCGAACGTTTTATAGCAATAGAAGCATTTAAAGCATTTGTCACAGGGTCGTTTGACCCCGTTATCCATTCCTCTGCATTCAAGTTGCTATCTTTACTTGTATTTACTACCAGTTGTTCTAACTCTCTCTGACGAGACGACAGAGCATCAGCTAGTAATTTCTCCATTTCATCACTAGCTAGTTTATTATCATTCGTGCTACTATCGGAAAAATTAATAACTGTTGGTTTTTTATTATTCAACATGGTATCCATTTCTTCCTGTTTCTCTTTTAAACGAATCTCTAATTCGGACATACGATGTTTTTGTAAATCATCGGCTCTATATATCTCTTCTATTTTTTGTTTTTTACCACTACCTCTCGCGTCTATTGCACCTATCGTTTTTGATGAATTGGGTGTCATGTCAAATCTTGGTGGAATAGGTAACGCAGATGATAATAATGGTTGTACTTGTGATGGTGGTTGTTGTTGTGGTCGCTGTTGTGGTCGCTGTTGTGGTCGCTGTTGTGGTCTTTTAAATTTCCCCAATTCGTTAATCATTTTTTTTATGACTGCCTTATTACTATTTATTATCATTTCTGATGCCTTTTTTTCATAGTCTTCATCACCTTCATCATTTTTATCGAAAAAAATATCAAACTCTGGTTTCATAGATAAAATAGACATCTCAAATTGTCGTTTTATATTTTCGAAATAACTATTTGGAATATCATTAAAAATACCTCCTTCTTGTAAAAGACCCCATATAATACTTTTATTTTCACTATTCGTAAAATATGCAAATGACATTTTCTATGTAAAACAAAATATAGATACTTCTTTATTTATAGTGTATTATATCTTAATTATTTAATATATTTTACACAATATTATCTAAACAGTACGCGGCTATGTGTTTTATTATTTTACAAATCAATATAAACAAATAAAATTATACTTATGTAACCATTATTATATCATCCTCACTTATCATAACAAAATGTTTAAGATTGAATATATTATTCCCGTAGTAATGTCGTATCACTTATTGTTTTTAGAACTGTTAAAATATAAAAAGGAAGAAGTAAGTAAAAATATTTTAAATGTTATAAATTGTTTTATTTTTATATTGTCTCATACTTACAATAATGAAATGATATACATAACAAATGTAACTATTGGATTTTATATATATGATTTGATTTATTTAACTAGACTTATTTTAAAATCAAGTAATAGTTTAAAGCATCACGCTAGTTACATTATTCATCATATTTTGGCAATAAAAATTTTATATTGTTCATTATATAACCCACGCGTTGCATCAACATGGAAAGGATACAATATACTTGAAATTTCGAATATAATGTTATACGTTTCATACCACATACATAAAGAATACAAAAATAACAACAATTTAATATATATTGTAGACTTTGTCCAGTTAATATGGTACTCCTATTATAGGATTATAGATTTGTCGTATTTTTTATACAGTAGTCGAAATCAAATATATGAACAAACAACCAATATAAATGTATCAATAGTTATCATATATTTGATGGGGTTATTTTGGAGTTGCAAGTTACTTGCAGTAAATATCAAAAACTATCGCTCGTATATGTCAACAAGTAGCAAAATTGATAATTGATAAATAATAATATTGACAATATAGTGTTCTATTAACATATTTAAAACAAAATATAATTAAATATAATTTGTTTTATACCACTATATACCACTATATACCACTATATACCACTATATACCAATACATGGAAACTAACTACTTTATATTTAACCAATCTGGAAGATTTGGGAATGCAGTTTTTAGATATATGGCATACGTAATGTTACAAAAAGGTACTACTAATTTTAAGTATATTCTTGACACAGACTTTTCTAATATTCGCGATACAGATAGTAACGACGTAGAAGTAAGTGGAACATGTATAAAAAACACAACAGTTATTAACGAAGATAATTTTTTCGAGTTTATAACTACCGATAATCCCGATAATCACGATAATCTAAATGTCTCAAAGTTGCCGACAAATACAAATATTTCATTGCACGGATATTTTCAGTATGATAAAATTTATTTACAGAACAAGGATTATATTTTAGATTTCATAGAACGACATAAGAACGACCACCTAGTTAGAACAGATAATGAAACGTATCTAACAAAGTATATTATTGATGATATGTTGCTAGAACCATCGAAACAATATGAAAATGTTATACATATACGCCTCGGCGACTTTAACGGAAGACCTGATTTTATAGAGACAGAATATATGTTGCAGTTATTCGACAAGATAAAAGATATATTTTACAAGAAGACGGCAATCGTTATTGAAACACCAACGAGTGATGTGGATAAAAAATATCTAAATACGATATTGGAATGGTTTAAAGAGAATAATATCCCTGTTCCGGTAATAGAATCGAATGATATGTTAACAGACTACAATATTATGAAACAGGCAAAGACGGTAATAAGCTCGATGAGTACGTTGTGTTGGGCGGCGGCATATTTTTCGAAATCATTGGAAAAAATATACATGCCAAACTATAATTTGTTTGATATAGAGGATAGAAAAAACGGATATTTCAAAATGCCGATAGAAAATACGGTATTGTATAATGTTAAAACGACAAAATTCGCAGATATAAAAGTAGTCATACTAACACTTGAAAAATACTCGCATCGAATGAATAAAGTATACGGAATAATAAATAAACTTTCTCAGATAGGATTGCAGTGTGGTTTATACTATGGCGTAAACGGAGAAGACATTCGTGTTACAACAACGGAAAGCCCCACCATATACAAGTTGGAATACAACCGCGAAGTAAAATATTATGACACAGATATAAGAGTAAATAGACAACGTATGACAGCTGGAGAGTTAGGATGTGCGTGGTCACATATGAATATCTATAAGTCCTTATTGGAAGAGATGCAAGTAGATAAATATTTGATTTTTGAAGATGATGTGGAAATCGTCGAAAGTTTAGAATATTTATATCAATGTTTATCTACTATTCCCGCTGATATCGATATGTGTCATATTGCCAAGTCGGACTGGTATCCTTTCGTGTTATTTAATAATGTGAATGAAATGTGGTATGATGTTAAAAAATCATATTTTAACAGACTTACAGCATATATTGTATCTAAAACAGGCGGGCAAAAGATATTAGATTACGCGAAAGACCATATAGATGTACCCGCCGATGATATATTGTCAAATATGTTTAACAATTATAAATTACGAGTATATGTTCCTTCGAAATACATATTTCATGAACCAGAGAATACTGTATCTATAATAGGAAATTTTGTTGGTAAGTAATAGCGAATATATAATGAAAGAGTTTTAAAAATATGTTTAAAAATATGTTTAAAAATAATAATAAATAATAATAAATAATAATAAATAATAATAAATAATAATAAATAATAATAAATAATAATAAATAATACAATGTTACACAAAAAAAATATACATACTACTCACAGTATGCAAGCCATAGACAATCCTCAACCTTTTCCGATTAGTAATACAAACATGTTATTTTTCGATATGTTTTATAAAAATAATAAAATATATATGATAATGCCTATTTATAATACACCAGCATTACCGGAACACATAACATTAACTGTAAATAATAAAGTTTTACGTATGACAGAAAGTCACGTGAAGGATTCAAATGAGCCTATTTTAATATACATGTACGAGTATATATCTCCACAGAACAGTGTGGTAGAAGTAAATGTTAAGCTTATTAATGACATGAAAAAAACATATACTCTGAGACATATTTATACACAACCGCGGACATGTATAACAAATAAACAAGGGAATAAGTTCTTAGCATTAACAACATTATTTAAAAACGATTACTATTTATTCCCGTTATTTTACAACTACTATAAAGAACAAGGCGTTGACCATTTTTACATGTATTATAACGGTCTTATTACACCCGGAATAAAAACAGTTTTTGATAAGCCAGATGTTACATTAGTTCAATGGAATTTTCAATACTGGAATCCTCGCGGAGTAAAATATCCTCACCATGCACAAATGGGGCAGATGCATCATGCGCTATACAAATATGGGAAAGATATATATGATTATATGATTTTCTGTGACTTGGACGAGTATTTACATATTCCCAAAAATAAACGCATTGAAACTATAGAAAACATAGCAAACATAGCACCTAATAGCGAAGAATACACCGACAATACCATTAGAAAGTTTATTACAAATAATACAGATATTGACATTTTTGGATTTTGCAATTTTTGGTCCAACACGATAGACGGTAATATGCCAAGTACGCCGCATTTACCTAAAAGATTTTTGTCCGTAGTTGAACCTGTCGAATATCTTGAAAGAAGTAAAAATATTTATAAAGTATCTTCTATAAATACAATTGGAATACATCAAGTAGGGTATAATTTTTATAGCACTATGAAACATATAGTAGACTTAAAAATGTATCATTTTTATAAATGGTCATCTAAAGGTCGCGTAATAGAAAACTGTACAAATATTGTAGAGTTGTAAAGGTCTAGAGGTGTAGATTTAAACTAAAAGTCGGTTATAAATCGCTATTAAAATATTGGTTACGAAACTTTTGCATTTCTTCGTCGGGGAATTCATCTGTAAGAAAGTCTTCGGGTTTTTTCATCTCTTTCAACAAGTTAATGATCATGAAGAGAGAATATACTCCACATTCTGTAGGTTTTTTCTGGTGATTTTTTTTATTCTCTATATAACGAAAATCTATTCCAGCAACTTTGCCTTGTTCTATAATCTTTTTAATCAACTTTTTCACTTCTTTGGGAGGCGGATTACCCGTACTATCGAAAAAGAATATATATTTCTGTTTTATATTAACAAACATCGATATCCAATGCGAACCCGACAAATAATGTGGGTCAGTGTTAAAAACGAGTCCAATTTTATTCCTACCATTTCTGATGGATATATTTAAATCAAAGTGACACAACTCTTCCCATACACATTCCCCGTACATTTTGGGAGAGTCGAAATCGATAGGTGCTGCTCCTATAAAATCGAAATACGGAAATTCCTTCTCATACTGTTTCATCACATTTTCAATGTCAATACTATTCAACCACTCATTCGGATTTTTCTTCCAGTCATCGGGGCTTTTCGGTGCAAACGTATAGTTCAACATTTCTTTATCTACACCTGATGAAGCAAAATTCTGTTTTAACCAGCACGACTCCTTATTACATACACTTTTTAAATGTCGCTTCAATTCACTCCAAATTTCACGCGGGTCATTCGTGGTTATCATGACATCAGGGTGACGAGCATTCCATAAATTTTTAAGTTTTATTAACGAATCATTACTATAACACGTAAAGTCATTTTCCTGTAGTTTGGGACTACATTTCAGTTTTATAAATCCATCGGGGTGTTTTTCTACTGGGGGTGCAGATGAAGATGAAGATGAAGACGAAGATGATACATTTTCCATTTTTTTATTTTTATTCCCACGAGTCGAACTCCTTTTACTCTTGTATTTAATCGTTTTTGAAGTGCGTCGTTTACCTCTAAATTCTGACTTAAATTTCAAATTTTTATCTACAAATTTTAGAATATTCTGCATTTTTTTTGTTTTCATGACTGCGTATTTTGTATTTTATATTTTATAACAATGTATATATTATTTCGATATAATTAATATATACATTAAGTTAATTTTTTGAATTTATTCATTCAATATATTCATTCAATATATTACTCCATAAATATATTAATATTTTAATTATCCTTATATTTATTATCCTTATCATAGTTATTTGTATTTTTAACAACCGTGTCTACTGTTGTATTAAATCTAATAAAGTATAGTAATAATTTATTTAAAGAGTCAATAATTATATTATCAAATTGTCGGCGTATATCTAAAAATAAAACAACTCTTGTCTCATTGGTATTATTTTCAACATGATGTATATACGTATCGTCAAATAATATATCCTTACCTTCACTCCATGTATACTTATTATTATTAATCATAATAAAACAACTATTTATATCTCTCGGAACAGTTAACCCTAGATGATATCTTAAAACGCCATTATATGGACCACTGTGTGGTAATATTTTTTTACCTGGTGGTAAAATACTAAACATCGCAAAGGTACATTCATTTTTTATTAAATCATATGTCTTAGGAAAATATTTAATTAATAATGTATCTTTATTATAACAGCGTAGTATAATATTTTCCCAAGGTATATCTCCCTTGTCTATATAGTCGTGACTAGAAATAATATCTCTTGACCTATAAACTTCTTTTTTATAATTTTTATTGTAATTTATATATTCATCTCTAATTATAGTCCAATTGTCTCTCAATTTTTGAAAAAATATATTATCAACTGTGCTAAAAGTTTCTGCCTTATTAATATAATGATTATTTATATTATTAACAAAACTAGTCAAATTATATCCATTTATATTTATTATATAGTATATAATTGATATAACTATTATTGCTAGTATAATAATTATTAAGTATGGCATAATATAATTAATATATAAATTAAGTTAATTTTTTGAATTTATTCATTCAATATATTCATTCAATATATTACTCCATAAATATATTTACTCCTGTAATATTACTATTTTCACTTTTGGTTACCTTGACATCTATTACTTCATTTGTATCTCCCCAGTTTACACCATTATTGTTATTATTACCTATATTGTTTTTCGTAAAACCCTTTTTAATATCCTTCCTTTTATATTTCGGGTCTTTCAGGTTAAGTTCCTTCGTTTTTGGGAGTATCATTTCATCTTGCGGTGGTGACGTTTTTGTAACAAAATTATCCATTGTGATAACTTTCTTATCTACCTGTTTCATAAACAACTTATTTGCTTCATCTATCGACCATCCCTCCATAGTATCAACGCCTGATTCTGGTCCCGACTTATCACCTAAAACCATACCTTTATAGTCGCCTTGTATATTATCCATGGTATCTTTAAACTTAAAATGCGAAACACATAAACGCGCAAATGTGTTAAAAGCATTTATTATAACATCGTTTACAGGACAGTCGCTATTATTATTAAGATTGTTATACAAGATATCTTTCACCATTGCAGAAATACGTTTCCTATAAAACTTTTTTTCACTCTTCAATACAGTATCGTGATCCAAATTATTCTTTTTTAAATACTTGTTATATGTATCCGAATTCGCCATAGTTTCAAGAGTAATATAATTCACACTGTCTATGTTGTTTATATTTGCAAGGTTGCTCGGTTTTACATTATGAGTCGCTATAATAGGTGCATGGTTCTGTTTCTGTTCCTCTTCCATTTATCATGAACGCATATAAAATAATATTATTTTAAACACGATTTGTGTTATAAATAATACATAATAATACATAAAAATATAAAAATATAAAAATATCAAAATATCAAAATATCAAAATAGCAACTACTTAGTATTGACGGTTGGCTGTTGACGACTGACAGTTGGTTGTTGACGACTAACACTTGGTTGTTGACGACTGACCGTTGGCTCTTCACTATAGAATTGTTTCTCTTCTTCGGGTACAATATCTTTATTCTCCATCCTAGTGCTATTATTAAAAAAATTATTCCCTAAATTATTAGGATTTTGGTTGCAGTGGTCGAATATTTCCTTCTTAAATAAATTAGGGAAAGGTTGTTTTATCGGGCTAGGAGGAACATATACATTATAAAGGTCGCTAGTCGAGGAAGGAACATACTCCGACTGTTCGCAATTTTGTAGACCAAAAAACTGACTACGCAATGTAGACTCGACATTCACATTGTTAGCAAACCCCGCCCAAGGCGCCATATTATTTCCAGGGTTAAATGTTGTATGAGGACTAAAAATAGGATAGTTATTAAAAGGCACAGTCGCCGGCTTATGTTGGTCTAAAATAGGCATATAACCATATTTCGTAGACACAGGCACCTGAGTATAAAATGGTTGAAGCGGCGCCGACGGAATATTTCTAGACGAAATCCTATCATTTAATTCATCTTGTCTCTCAAATTGACACAAGTACAACTTATCAGGAACGCCATGCATTCGAGGTTTACTATATACATGCGAAACAGAATCCATACGAATATATTATATGTACTATTATTATTATATTACTATATTACTATATTATATTTTGTTTTGTTATAATATTTAAAAAACGGGTTAAAGATAATAAATAATAATATATACACTGTTTCTGCTTGCATTTCGTACCTATGTGTGGTATATTTTTCGTTCAAAATTTTTTCAACCAAGATACACTAAAAAAATATAAAGAATTTATATTAGAAAACATAAAGTCGTATCAAACCGATTTCAGCAAAATTTCTCATCGCGGACCTGACAATAGTATTTTTCTAAATGACAGACAATTTTCAAACGACTATGCCTGTTTTTGGGGGTTTCATCGTCTTGCGATTAACGGACAAACACCCGAAAGCAATCAGCCATTTTTTACAAAAAATTGTCGTCTTATCTGCAATGGGGAAATATACAACTTTCGCAATCTTATAACGGAATTCGGTCTAGAGGAAGAGTATAAGAGCGAGTCAGATTGCGAGATTATTATTCATCTTTATAAAAAACTGGGTATCCGCGACATGTTACGACGCCTGGACGGTGTATTCGCGTTTGTTTTGCACGATTATGATACAAGTACGACATACGTCGCGCGTGACCCTGTAGGTGTACGTTCGCTTTTCATTTCAGGGCACGACTACGCGTATAGCAATGCCATGATTGTTTCGAGTGAACTGAAAGGAATCAATGAATGTTTTCGACCCAATGCGAAACAATTTCCCCCAGGTTGTTATGCTACATATTCTAAAAACGTGAATGCGTTTGACAACGCCGATACCCCCTTTTTTAATTTTTATAGTTACTACGAAAACGTATCAATATCGCATGATGTTCTCACAGGGCAAACCGAAAGAGTATACAACTATCCCACCATCGAAGCATCAGAAGAAAACATTTGCGCAAATATCGCCGCCCTATTCGAAGACGCAGTCGTGAAACGCCTCATGAGCGACCGCAAAGTAGGTGCGCTTCTTTCGGGAGGGCTGGACAGTTCATCCGTCGTGGCAATCATGTGTCACCATATGCCCGCAAAAGATTTGAATACGTATAGTATCGGATTGAAAGGGTCGACGGACTTGATGTGGGCGCGAAAGGTGGCGGATTATTTGGGGACGAATCATCACGAAGTTTGTCTTACGGAGGAGGAGTTTCTGGGGGCGATTGAAGAAACTATCCGACAAATCGAAAGCTATGACACGACATCGGTTCGCGCATCGGTGCCAAACTATTTGGTCAGTAAATATATTGCGGCGAATACGGACGACTGTGTTATTTATTGCGGGGATATGTCAGACGAGATTTTCGGGTCATATCGCGGGTTTATGAAGGCGCAAAGTGACGAAGATTTCAAGCGCGAAAATGAGCGCATGGTTCGCGATGTTTGTTATTTCGATTTGCTGCGTTCGGATAAGAGCATTAGCGGTGCTGGATTGGAGGCGCGTGTACCATTTGCAGATAAGAAGTTTTTGCAATATGTGATGGGTATTCCGCCGCGTTATAAGATGTTTAGCGACGAGCGTATCGAGAAATATATTTTTAGGAAGGCGTTTGAGGGGTTATTGCCGGATGATATTCTATGGCGCAGAAAGGAGGCATTTAGTGACGGCGTGAGCGGACATGAGCGAAGTTGGTTTCAAATTATTCGAGACTATATTGACACAAAGGTGAGTGAAGACGAATATAATACATATAAAAATGGTTGCTTGAAAACAGAGCACAACGCGCCCTATGATAAAGAGAGTTATTATTATAGAACCGTTTTCGAAAGACTCTATCCAGGGTGCGAGCAAACAATCCCGTATTTTTGGCGACACCCGTTTTGTGAAGAGAAGGACCCATCGGCGCGTTTGTTAACATGTTACAAGAATACGGACTAATATGTGGACTGAGATGCAAGATAAGATGATACAAAATATGTTTACTATGCACATATTTTGTATTTTGTAGAGAACAGAGTGAGAAAAGTGATACGATATTTACATATACTGTCTAACAATAATAACAATACCAAATATTGTAATAATATAGTTGAATACTTTAGGGTTAAAAAATGGATAAGCATGTTTCATAGTACATGATGCAGCGGATAGTAGAGAACCTATGGTGAGCATAACGACAATTGAGATGGGGAGGTTTAGTATATTAAGGTACGTGAGATAAAAGATATACAAAATGCTAAATAAAACCAACGCAGTAGAGAAATTTTTTGCAGTAAACATTTTATTTATATACTATTAAAATATTTTATTATTTTGGTTTTTGTTATTATTATTTTGTTATTATTATTTTTGTTATTTTGGTTTTTTGTTGTTATTATATATGTCTATGTCTATGTCTACTAGTAAAAGCCCGATATTAGAAAAAAGTATGAAACACTCTGTTTCTCCTATACGCGATGTATTAGTAGTTCCTCCTGGAGCAACAGAAACAAAAGAGACAGAAAGTATACATACGCATCCTGCACTTTTAGTAGAAGAACGCACTAGTCCGAATACAAGTACTAGTCCTATTGTAACGAGTAGTACAAGTACCAAGAACAATAAAATAAAAACAGGAATAGAAACCGGAATAGTAGCAGTAAAAAGTTCACAGTCACATAAGTCTGAAAAAGAAAAGGCAGTTTCCGTCTCGCCAAAAACTAGAAGAGAAGGAAGAAGAAGAAGAAAAGGAAAAGGAAGAGGGAGAGGAAAAAGAACTAGACACGCAAGAGGTGGTAGTGGAACGCGTAAAAAATATAATCGCAAGTTACGTACAACTCGTGGTAGAAAAAGATAGATAATATCTATTGCATATAAATATTTTACCCAAAGTTTAGCAAAATATTTATATTATATAGACATACTATATAATATAAAATGACAAGTTGTAATTGTACTGGTGGTTCTAACACACAAAGTGGCGGATCGTATGAAGGTCCTCAGTTTTCGAGTGAACAAGGCGGTGGCGGAACTAGAAGACGCAAACGTACTCGCCGTCATCGTCGCGCAGGAACACGTAAAGTGCGCGGACACGGACGCAAACGCGCTTGCAAATGCCCTGGAGGATGCAAGCGTTCTACATGCCCTTGCTGCACAGGAAAACGATTCTGCTGCACTAAAAGGTGCCGTAACCGTGGTAACAGATGCAAGTGTTAGAGGTCTCATAGTTGTATGATATTTGTATCATAGTCGTATTTATTTTATAATTTCCTCTATTTTAGGTTATTATAAAAATTGAAAACATAATAAACATAATTTGGTATATACAAACAGAACAGCCATCAAGGTTAACAAGCATAAGCATAAGCATAACAGTAACAACAAACACCACAACATACACAAAACAAATGACATCAACAAGTGAAAAAGAAACGACCCCGAAATACGACACTTCATTCCGTTTACTAGATTTCAATATATTTGACGAAAAACGCGAAAAAGAAGAAGACGCAGAAGACGCTGAAGAAGATGAAGACCGCGGCGAAAAAAAATATAAAAAAGACGAAAAGTTCACAACAATTCAAATGTTCGGTCTAAACGAAAAAGGCGAAACATGTGCCATATTCGTTCGTGACTACCAACCATTCTTCTATATCAAAGTCGGCGATGAATGGACGATACCTCAAAAGGGTGCATTTATTACACATTTAAAAGAGAAAGTCGGTAAATTCTATGAGAACTCTATTCTGGATGCGGATTCGAAACTCATCAAGAGGAAAAAGTTGTACGGGTTTGACGGAGGGAAGGAACACAAATTTATTCTGATAAAATTCAAAAATGTGGCGACGATGAATAAAGTGAAAAATATGTGGTTCAAGTTCGGTAGAGACGGGAAACAGCTATTGAAACGTGAAGGGTATCCTTATTTCAATACCAGAACGGAAATTTACGAAGCGAATATTCCGCCCGTTTTGCGATTCTTTCACGTTCATGATATAAGTCCATCAGGATGGATTGGTTTCGAGGCGAAGAAGGCGAAACAAATACGCGGTGCGGCAAAAACGACGACTTGTACCTATGAATATGAGCTTGCAGCGACGGATATCGTCCCGCTGAATAACAAGGAAACGATTGTGCCCTATAAGATATGCAGTTTTGATATTGAGGCTAGCAGTAGTCATGGCGATTTCCCGATTCCTATCAAGACGTACAAGAAACTTGCTACAAATATTGTGGATGTATGTGACGCAATTTGTCGCAAATCAGGGACGACGACACCAGCCGAAGCGATTGAACATATTACCCTGGCACTTTTGAAACAACTCATATACACCGCATTTGGCTATGGCGCACCGGCGCACTCCGATATTGACCGCATCTATACAAAGATTAAATTATCAGAACAGCGTCTTGCTACATTATTCGATGTATGGGTTTCGTTGCATATCCCTGACATCAAAATGAACGAAGCCTTAAAAGAAAGCAACACGATTGAGAAAATGTTTGAAAAAGTTGCCGAAAGTAACAAAGCACACGATGAAGATGGCGGTGATGCGGAAGATGGTGAGGATGCTGAAGAAGAAGAATACGCAGACGTAGATGTTGATATTGTGGAGAATGAGAATGAAGACGAGTGTCACGGAGAAGACGAAGAACAAGGCGAAGAACAAAGCGAAGAAGACAAAGAAGCGAATCGATTGATGATGGCGTATGCGGGTATCTCACCCTCTTCGGCAAAACCGAAAAAGGCTACAAAAGCGGCAAAAACAACAAAACAACCCCCCATAGAAAAAGAAACAGTTATTCATCTTATTACATCACCATTGGACAAAATAGACCGCGAAACAAAAATCAACAAATTGAACATATCGCTACAAGAAATATTCCCACCTGTCGAAGGAGACAAGGTCACGTTTATCGGCTCGACATTCCTCACATACGGCGAAAAACGTCCCTATCTCAACCACTGTGTCGTTCTCGATACATGCGACGCACTGACGAACGAAGTCGCAAATTCGGAGATTCAGACATGTAAAACTGAGCGCGAATTGTTGCTGGCGTGGACCGATATAATCCAGCGCGAAAACCCGGATATTATTATTGGCTACAATATATGCGGTTTCGATTTCGAGTTCATGTTTCGCCGTTCCCTTGAAAACTCGTGCGAAAATGACTTCCTCAAGTTGTCGCGAAATAAGGGCGAGTTTTGCGGGTCACGTGACTATAATACCGGTAAAATATGTATCAAGGAAAGCAGTATTGTTATTGCGAGTGGGCAGCACGATTTGCGGTATATTGATATGAAGGGGCGGCTTCAGATTGACTTGTACAATTATTTCCGCCGCGACTTCAACTTGACGTCGTATAAGTTGGACTATTGTGCAGGATACTTTATTGGAGACGGTGTAAAGAAGCTCGAACACTTGCCTACCGGAAATACGAAAGTCACGAGCTCGAATTTGATGGGACTTGAAAACGGAAGCTATGTACATTTCGAGGAGTCGAGTCATTCGACGGACACGTATAAAGATGGCGCAAAATTCAAAGTGTCGTGTGTCAATGCAGCCGAAAAAACATTCGAAGTTGAAGGACACGAGAGCCCGGATATGACAAAGTCGGTGCGCTGGGGGCTGGCGAAAGACGATGTAACACCGCAAGATATCTTTCGCATGACGAATGAGGGACCTGCCGAGCGCGCAATTATTGCGAAATACTGTATTCAGGATTGTAACTTGGTACATCATCTTATGAACAAAATCGACGTGATGACCGGATATATTGAGATGGCGAAGATTTGCAGTGTGCCGATTAGTTTCCTCGTATTGCGCGGACAAAGCATTAAGCTGACGAGTTTTATTGCGAAAAAATGCCGAGAGAAACGCACACTGATGCCCGTGATTGAACGTTCGTTCGGGAATGAAAGTTATGAAGGTGCGATTTGTCTTCCGCCGAAGTGCAACTTGTATCTGGACAACCCAGTAGCATGTCTTGACTACTCGTCTCTATATCCGTCTTCCATGATTAGCGAGAATTTGTCGCAGGATAGTAAAGTATGGACGAAGGAATTCGACTTGGCGGGACAACTGGTTCGCGAAACAGGCATAAAAGATCCATCGGGAAATTATATATATGATAATATGCCAGGATATGAATACGTGGATGTGACGTATGATACCTATAAATGGGTTCCGAATCAACGTGGACGTGCAATTAAAACCCTAAATGGTACTAAAATTTGCCGATTTGCTCAACCAAAGGATGGGGTGAAAGCGATTATGCCGACAGTGCTCGAGGAACTACTCGCCGCCCGCAAAGCTACGCGCAAACTTGCTGAAGCAACCGAGGACCCCTTTATGGCGAACATTTTAGACAAACGACAACTTGGTTATAAAGTAACAGCGAATTCACTATACGGACAATGTGGTGCGAAGACGAGTACATTTTATGATGTGGATATCGCGGCATCGACGACGGCGACGGGACGTAAGTTGCTAACATATGGGAAACGGATTGTCGAAGAAGTGTATGGGGATGCGAAAGTGGAGTCGAAGAAATTCGGTTTTGTGAATACAAAAGCTGAGTACATATATGGTGACAGTGTTGCGAATTATACGCCTATATATATTAGAGAGAATGGCGGACAAATGAATATTATAAAGATAGATGAATTGGTTGAGTTATATGGGGACACAGCGGGATGGGTTTATAGCAAAGAAGAAGGAAAAGAAGGAAAAGAATATTGCGAAATGATTCCATCATCGAATATCGAAACATGGTCAGATAAAGGATGGACAAAACTTCATAGAATTATTCGTCATAGATTGGCGCCACATAAAAAAATGATGCGCGTACTGACACATACAGGACTAGTAGATGTAACAGATGACCATTCGCTTGTCGACATAACTGGTAAGGAAATATCTCCGAAAGATGTTGTTAAGAATAAGACGGAGTTGTTACATTTTGAACACGATACATATAAACATCGCGATGATATTCGGATTAATATGGGCAACAAAGTATGCGTACCTGAATCGCAATATAAAGCCGCCGTTCAATGGGATAAGCTTAATCGGTTTCATGGACATACACTTTCATTAGACTACAATATTGAAAGTGAAAGTGGGACATCAAGTTATATAATAAAAATATCGAAGGATGGCAATGGCAAAAATAGTGAACAGAATAAAAATCTTGTTAAAAAAATACATGAAATTTCATACCCCGATGGAGAATATGTATATGACCTTACAACCGAAAACCACCATTTTGCAGCAGGAATTGGAAATATGATAGTTCATAACACGGATTCTGTATTCTTTACATTTAATCTTGCTACATCGGATGGAATACCCATTCGCGGAAAGGATGCGCTGGAGATTACGATTGAGTTTGCGAAAGAGGTGGGCAATCTTGCTACGAAGTTCTTGAAGTCGCCGCATGCGTGGGTATATGAGAAGACGCTGATGCCGTTTTGTCTACTTTCGAAGAAGCGATATATTGGCATGCTATATGAGGACAAACCGGAAAAACCGAAGCGCAAAAGTATGGGAATTGTCTTGAAGCGCCGCGACAATGCGCCGATTGTAAAGGATATATATGGCGGTGTCATTGATATTCTGATGAAGGAGCAAAACGTGGAGACTGCGATACAGTTTCTAAAATCATCGCTACAAAATTTAGTAGATGAGAAGGTTCCGATGGATAAACTTATCATCTCAAAGTCGCTGCGAAGTGGATATAAAAACCCGGCACAAATCGCGCATAAAGTATTAGCTGACCGTATGGGCAAGCGTGACCCAGGAAATAAGCCAAGCATTGGCGACCGTATCCCGTTTGTCTATATCCAAAACCCAGATAAAAAAGCACTACAAGGTGAAAGAATCGAACACCCCGACTTCATCGTGGCGAATAAAATTAAACCGAATTATGCTTTCTATATTACGAATCAGATTATGAAACCGATACAACAGGTATTTGCACTAGTACTGGAGAATATTCCGAGTTATAAGAGACAGGTGCCGGGATTGAAGCGAACGATTGATGGATGGATAGATAAAATGAAGGACGAGGCGACTGATGAAAAAATAAAGAAGAAGATAGCGGATATACGTAATAAGGAGGTGAAGAAGATATTGTTCGATGAATATTTGATAGAGATTGATAATGTGACAAAAGGGAATCAGAATATAATGAGTTTCTTCAAGAAGTCGTAGTAATAATAATTCTCTATAATAATGTAATGTCTATCCTATATCGGTTATAGCGTAACATATCGCAATCCACTTGTATATAATTTTTTTTCACCACGACTACTTGTTCCAATAGACACACCGGCTTTTCTATCTAGACTGGCTAAAGTATCATCCAGTTTAAAATTATAGTTTTGTCTCCATTCATTGTCGGATGCTGTGATCCATTTCCCATTATCAAATGTATTCTCTAAAAATACATCTGGTAAATAGAACGCTGTTGTGAGGAGCCCATGCCATCCGCGTATAAATCGCTCTGGCGGCGTAGTGTCATCTCTATATAAATAAGTAATCGTACAATATTTTATGGGCACATGTGTATCACGTCCACCAGTTAAACGACTAAAAGATTTTCCTTTTCTTACAACATCTGCGATAAGTTCTTGTTCTTTCTTTTTAGACCATTTTTTGTTTTTATTTTTATTTTCGAATTTCGTCAAATCTCTCGCATCTGTGGCGCCTCTAGTTTTTACATGTTCTTCTATTCCTATCCTCTCATCAAACCATTTTCCCAAACACTCACGAGCTGTCATATTTGTATCATAACATGTAACAAACATTCCGTCAGGGAGCCTACTATTCGCGACAATATGTTCATCTCGTAATAAAAAGGATAAGTATCCTACTCCTTTTTTACCAGGACTACGTGTTCGACCAACCCATTGAAGAATCGGTCGTACACTCGACGGCAAAAAAGAATACAAACGCACGAATGTATCGCGATGGTCTATTATATCAGTACACTTTATGGGAGGGCTGGCAGACATATCGCTACCCAATGCATTATGAAGAATCGAATTTGCGGCACAGTTTTCTGCTTGATACGCGGTTTGTAAGTCCAAAAAATGGGAAAAATCGGCGGATACGATTACGAGTGATTCTCTATATTCTTTGGGGGAAAGTCTTGGTAGTGTTGTTGTTACAATATTGTAAGGTATAAAGGTTATACTTTGCGTATTTATTTTCCATATTTTTTCGAAAATAGTCAAACATGACTTATAGGGGACCTCATATTCATGTGCCATTTCATGTGCCATTTTTTCATTACTGGTACTGGTACTGGTACTAGCAGAGTTTGCAGGATAAAAAAGTATATATACTTTTGAAAACTTTTTTGTCGGTTTGAAGCGCATTGTATGTGCAATAATTTGTCCCGTATATTCCGTCCCGGCATGAGGAAGGACATAACCGTTTAAATCTTGTAACTCTATTAGAGAAAATGACTTGAAATGTTTTAGTATGTCCGATTCATTAAACCACATGTATGATATGTATAAAGAAGATATAAAAATAGATAAAAAAATAATATATTCCTACTATATTATTTTTATAGGCAAATATTTTTATATACAACAATCATTTACATAACAATACTATATTCTATGCATTATTTGGTCTCCTTAACATGTGGTGAATTGCGTATGCGCCGATCGAAACCCACATCGTTACTATCACCTTCGAACCTTCCGTAATTAACCATCGCATTGCCACGCAGTGTGGTGCCGCCACCATGAATGGAGAGAGAACAAATCCGGTTATCGTAAGTGGGGCGCAATACATAGGATATAAATGAATCGCCGCATAGTGTAGTGTAATCCACATCAAGTAGTAGCCGAATAACGAAATTATTATCGTAAGTAACCACCACAGGATTGAAATCGCGTCTTTGATAAGACAGCACAAGTAAAACACAAAACCGATGAACTCCGAAAAGATGTTAGTAATTAATAGTCTACCCGAATTTGCACCATTGCCGGTATTGCTGTTATAGGTGCTATTGTCGGGATACATAAAGAATGACGTTCTTGTCATGTGATATTAGTGTTCTGAAACTTCTCTGTTTTTCTGCTGTATTTATATTTTTACAAATTATGTAGTTCAATTTTACATACATCTTAATCTACCTCTGGATAATTGTTATCGTCGTTAGTATCGTCTCTACTAGTAGTGGTAGAATCCGGAGGTGTCGCATTAGTTCTTGATATAGTATTACCACTATTACCACTATTACCATTACTTCTAGATAATGTATTTGCAAAAAGCCTTTCAATTTGCGGAACAATAGATGTTTCACTATTTGTATTTTGGCTATTTACTTGACTTCTAGGTAAATCAAATGAAAACACGATAGAGTTATCATTCACATTATCTACCGAGAGGTTATCAAATTCGTTGTTACCAGTTTGCATAAGAGTATTGAATATATTTGATATGCTAATATTATCTGGATTTTGAGAATCATCGTTTGCGTCGCCCTGGTTACTATCGGGAGCAGCGGTTTGAGGTGTTTCCGCAGGTCTTACAACATTAGAACGACACAAAGGGCACGTCGAATTTGTTTCAAGCCACGTCATCATTCGAAAAGGAACAAAACAATGTTTGCAATGTTTCAAGGTTAAAACTACCGATTCTGGGGTAAATGTTTCTCTTGTAATAGGGCATTCGGTGTTCAAAATGTAGTTGGAAGGTATTGAACCATACGTCATTATTTCAGTGTTCTCTTCTATTTCGGAAATAGTTAATCTCCCATTTGACGTAGTAGTCGGATTAAGTAAAACAGTTCGAGGTATCGAGTAAAAAATATTACCCATATCAAATAATGGACTTCTTGACAAACCAGGTAGTGATGCTCTTCCTAATCCTGGTGCATTTCTTACACTATTATTGAGTCCTCTAGTAACAGGAGGTATATCACTATTTGACGTAGCGCGAGAACCTTGAGAACCTTGAGAACCATCTAAAATAGTAGTATCATTACTATTACTATTATTACTATCATTAAATACAATATGTCGACTTTCATGCAAGTCACGATTATTTTGCAAATGTTGTCGTCGTCTATTGACTATTCTCCTTCGTTCATTCTGAAGTTCAATCATACTTGATATACATGTTTGCATATCGGAATACATGTCTTGAGTCCTTGAAACAAATCTTCCAAAACTATTCATTAAATCAAAATAACTATATTCAAAATCCATATTAAAAGCATCATCATAATAAGAATGTCTTCGACTATATCCTCTTATATCACCATCATAATAAATACCACTTGCACTGTTTCCGTTGTTTCCATTACTTTCATTTTCTCTTCTAGACATGTCGCTGTTATATCACTGTTATATACTTATTTATATATTTATATATGTTACATATGTTTAAATATTAAATTGATTTAAATATTAAATACTACTTGTGTTAATAACATATACTTTAGTTACTTAACATAACGCACCTCGATACTTAAATAAGTACGTAAATATCTAAAATGACAGAACGAAATCCTAAACAAGAAAATAGATTCACTCAATATAACGACAAGGGTATAACAGGTCTAGCAAATTTAGGAAATACCTGTTTTATAAATGCATGTATACAGTGTCTTTCGCACACATATGAACTAAACGATTTTTTATCAAAGGGGGAAGGAGAATATAAAAAACACTTGAATAATAAACCGGAGTCGGTTCTTTTAGTAGAATGGGACGACCTTCGCAAAATGATGTGGAGTCAGAACTGTGTTATTTCGCCGGGGCGTTTTATAAACACCGTACAACGTATTGCGAAAATTACGAACCGCGATTTATTTACCGGATGGTCTCAAAACGATTTACCCGAGTTTCTATTATTTTTATTTGATTCATTTCATAATGCACTAACGCGGGAAGTTATTATGGACATTAAGGGAAATATAAAAACAAAAAAGGATGAAATGGGAAAGGCGTGTTATGAAATGATGAAGACGCAGTATACAAAAGACTATTCAGAGTTTTTAAACATATTTTTCGGAATACATGTATCTGTATTAACGCCGGTTTCCGAAAAAGGGAGAGAGACGGCAGCAAGTAACCCAGTCCCAGACCCAGAGTGTTTAAATTACTTGAGTTTACGACCTGAACCATACATGTTAATACATTTACCAATCCCGTCAAAAGAAGAAGCAAATATAAGAAATGCGGACAAAAATGTAACACTATTTCACTGTTTTGAGAAACAATGTGAATGCGAGTTATTACGGGGAGAAAATGCGTGGTTTAACGAAAAAGAGAATAAAAAACAGGATGTACATAAAAGAATGTTGTTTTGGAGTCTTCCGAATATAATGATAATTGATATTAAGCGATTTATAACATCTATGAATGGGCGAAGTAAAAAGAATCAACAGTTTATAGATATTCCAATTAACAATGTTGACTTTTCAAAATATGTAGAAGGATATGCGAAAGAAACATATATATACGATTTATACGCTATTTGTAATCATCATGGACAAATCGACGGAGGTCACTATAGCGCCACGATAAAAAATTCCAACGGTAAATGGTATAATTTTAATGACACACAAGTAACTGAAATTATAGTGAATGATAATATAATTAGTGGAAATACGCCATATTGTCTGTTTTATCGAAAAAAAAAAATTAGTTGAATTATATATATAGAACAAATATAATAAATGAGTATAAGTTATAATTCATTAACAGGGATAGAAGGAAGCCCGGTATCATATATAAGCGACATAGCACTAAAAGGCAGGGACAAATTAGATTCATCCAGTGCAACAACGCGTATTGTTATTTTACTTGCATTTGTTGTTGTAACTATTTTATACTATGTTTTGTTTTCGTCTTTAGGAAAAGGTAACGGAGGTGGAGGCGGTAGTCTAGGAGATTCGCTTGGTTCCGGTAGTGGTAGTGGCGAAACACCCGGAAAAAGAACCTTGGAAGTAATACTATGGAGTATTTTTATTGTTCTTATCGTTATAAATGGTTTTCAGTATTTCTTTAATGTCAACTTTACTGCGTCTATAAGAGACATTTTTACGGACAAACCAAAAATAGATTTGACGGTTCAAAAGCCGCCTGGTGAAAGTGCTGTACCTCAGATGAAGGTAAATAAAGAAGTATTCAATATACCAAGTAACAACTACACGTTTGACGACTCAAAAGCAATATGTCAAGCCTATGGTGGAAAACTAGCAACTTATAATCAAGTAGAACAAGCTTATAGCAAAGGCGCGGAATGGTGCAACTATGGCTGGTCTGATGGGCAGATGGCTCTTTTTCCGACACAACAAAAAACATGGGATAAATTGCAGACTATCGAAGGACATGAAAATGATTGCGGAAGACCCGGTATCAATGGTGGTAAAATAGGTAACCCTAATGCTCGCTTTGGTGTAAATTGTTATGGTTTTAAACCGGTTATAACACCGGCAGAGAAGAGTAATATGACTAATAATCCTATATACCCGGTAAGTATGAAAGATATGGAACTACAAAAGAAACTGGAATACTGGAAGAAACGCGTTCCTGAAATGTTGCTTTCACCCTTTAATAAAAATAGCTGGAGTATTTTAGGGTAATATTATTATTATTATTGTTTGGGTTTGGGTTTGGATTTATGTAGAAGGAGCACTTACATTCTTGATAGTGATTTATAAAAACTTATATGATATACGAATTTATATGATATAAAATGTTACATCATATAAAATATTGTGAATTACGCATTTCACGCTATAAATTAAACAGCAAACCGCACTTTTTTAGTTTTTTTGTTTTTATTTTTCTTGACACCAGCTTCATCATTCGCCGGTTTACCATCCTTATTTGTATTTGTATTTGTATTTATTTTAGCACGTCCATGTCCGTCGGTATGTTTTCTCGTCTTTTTATCATATTTTACTTTTTTGTCAAGACTTACCAGAGATAATAACTTATCATAAAGCGACTCTTCAATGACATCATCGTCGCTCTCATTATCGCTCGAGGAATCCTTCCCTTTTTTATCTTTATCTCTTTTATCTCTTTTACCTTTTTTATAATTAAATACTTTACTATTACCAACGGGTTTACCGTAATATAAACTAGATGGGATGACTAAATCTTCCATTAATTTTGCAGTTTTTGGTTCATTGTCCTGTTTCTCGTGTTTTTTACCTTTACCGCTACCACCACCACCGCCAACCATAGGCATACCAAGAGTAGCGTTCAGAAGAGCGTTACTTACTTTATACCCACAGCTTAATATTCCATCACTATTTTTACTAAAAACAAGGTCTTCATTGCGCAAAGGAAATAGTTTCAAGTCATTATTTCTATCTCTTGAACCTCCCGATTGATATTCGCTCATAGTATACTACCTATATTATGTATATAAATTAGTTCAAATATTTTAACTAATTCTAATATACCAGATTAATTATAGTATCTTTTAATTTCAGGAACCATTTTTGTTTCGCGTTTACTTTTAATATATTCTACAATTTGTTTCACTTGTCCCTGGTTTGCAATAACTTCACTTAAACACTTCTCCAAAAACCCCAAGGTAAGCGGCGGTGTCTGTTTCGTCTCGCAAAATTTAATCTTTCCATCCGTTATATTTACAACACTATTGTTCATATTATTGTCTTCAACATACGTCATTATTTTATCTTCTATATCATTTTTGCGTGTTCTTACATCCTTTGCTCTTTCGTTTAACTTCTTAAGTTCATTGTCCAGTTCAACCCAGTTTTGAATCGTTTTGTCTAAATGATTTGTCCCTGTATTCGTAGCAGGAGGTTTATTCATCGTCAATAGTAAGAATGCAAGTATCTATTATACTATTACAAATAATATCTAAACTATTTTTACATATTATTTTACATATTTAAACTTTTACATATTCTACTTTATACCAAACAATATATCGTACCGCTTATTTCCTGCTCTTTCTGGTTCTATTTTTCTTTCCATAACTCCTTCCATACGCTTGCTGTGCAGCCAACAAACCAAGAGGAACAAGAGCTTCCTTCAGTAAGGCTCCAAATGTTGCAAACATACCACCAGACTGACTCTGTGCCTGTGCCTGTGCCTGTCCTTGTGATTGGCTCTGTGCCTGTCCTTGTGTTTGGCTCTGTGACTGTCTTCTACGCATTCTTTTAGAACCATTTTTCATAGCACGACGTTTATGCCGCCGAGAACCGCCACCGGTTTGACCCATGGCATAATTATTCATCATTCCTCTAGCTAACGCAGGATTTGTACCTGCACCGCCGGAATCAGTGCCAAATTTTGCTTGAAGAGATTGAAAACCACCCGCAGCTTCGGCTACAGGATTGCCCCCAACAGATGTAGACCACTGCCCGCCACCGGAGGTACTTCCAGGATAAATAGCCGAAGCTAATGGAGCCGTTGAACCACCTCGTTTGCCTCTGCCCCTACCTCTGCTTCTACCGCAACTTTTTCTAGACTTTGCCATATCTTATTTGTTATATACTATCTAATTAGAAAAAATAAAAAAATAATTATTTAGATAATAGTTGTATATTATATAATTTTGTGACTTTTAAACAACATTATAAATATTCCTAAAACTAGAAAAAAACTAATTACAACTAGAAGTAATGATAAATAAATATATGGATATATTTCTTCCAATATTAAGTTAATAATTGGTTTAAATAAATTCTTTAATTCTTTTTTAACTTCATCTTTTTTAATAAAATCTAAAAAATAATCAGTAATTTTGTCTTTCATATCTTTTGTTTCCTTCATTTCTTTACTTTTATGTTTTTACTATTTAAATACTACTAATTAATTTATAAAAATATAATTATTATACAATTTTTGCGTGTTATTATTATCTATATTTTCTCCTTAAGCATTAAATGGATATGAATTCTATATCGAATATATGTACGATTTATGATACTTTTGATTTTAGTAAATTTATTTTAACTCATCCCGAGTCACTACAAGGTGGTTCTTTCTTTACAAAGTTAAACGTAAATAATGACGTACTGTATGTGCAAACGCCTAAATGTATATCTAAACAGGGAGTAGTCTCTTCATCTGGAAAAAAATCATACATTGACCTTATGTTTTCATCCGACGACTCTAAATTTATAGAGTTTATGGAAAATTTAGAAAAGTCATGTGTAGAAAAAATTCATGAAAAAAGAAATTCATGGTTTACGAACGATATTGACGAAAACGACATAGAAAACGCTTTTGCTGCTACTCTGAGACCTTTTAAAGCAGGCAAATATTATTTACTTCGAGCTAGTATAGCACCATCTAAAAATCTTGTAAAAATGCCTACATGTTTCGTTTTTGACGAAAGTGAAAATAAGTTATCTCTTGATGACATAAGACCTGAAAATGATTTAATAACAGTTTTAGAAATACAAGGCATTAAGTTTACATCTAAAAGTTTCCAGTTTGAAATTATTTTACGCCAAGCTCTCATCATGTCTAATAAACCAGTATTCCAATCATGTGTAATAAAAAAAAATATACAACCCAGTTTTACAACACCTGTTTCTACGTTAGCATCAGAAAATGCAAGAGACGCGGAACCCATCACGTTGGAAGTATCTAGTGTACCTAAAACTATACACGATACATCGTCAAAAAATAATTCGGAGCACACACAGCCTCACACGCAACACAATTTAGACAAAATAATAAATACTAAAAATAATTTAAAAAATCAAGGTGGAAATGCGAATGACGATGACGCGAACGAGGACAACAATGCGAACGAGGACGACAATAACAACAATAACAACAATGATACCTATAATGAGGATGAAGACTATAATGAAAGTGTAAACAAGAGTGATAACAATAAATTGAAAAACAATGTTGAAATAAAAAGTAGCCCAAATAATTTAGAAAAAATAGAATCTTTAGAACTTACAGAACTTACAGACGCAGATTTAGAAATAAATACAGATGAAAACTTGAAACTAAAAAAACCAAACGATATTTATTATGAAATATATAGCGCAGCGAAAGAAAAAGCAAGAACAGCGCGAAAATTAGCGTTTGATGCTTATTTAGAAGTAAAAAAAATTAAGAAAACATACATGCTCGATGACTCAGATTCTGATTTTAGTAATTCTTCAAATTCAGATAACGACGAGGACGACAACGACAACGACAACGACGACAACGAGAACGACAACGACGACAACGAGAACGACAACGACGACAACGACAACGACAACGACTAACATTCTAATTCATAGGTAAATATGAAACTTTATATATAGCATTCATATCATAAAATACAAATGATTAAGAAATATTATAAATTAAATTTATATTTTTAAAAATACAAATTTAATATTTTGCAAACAGAGAGCAAACTTTAGATATTTTAGTTATTTTTATTTAATTACTTAAGGCGTATAATTTATATTTGGTAATTAATATTAAAATTATAAAAATATTTTATCTTTTATTTTATATAACGATGCTCAAAGATTTACAGAAAACTTTCAAGGCACATCACGTTCTTTTACTTTTAGGAGGATTGGTTCTTATTTATGTTATTTATAATTATTCTTCGAATAAGAATTTTTATCCCGAGAACTATGAATCAGTTAACCGACGCAACTCCTCCCACAGTTCATCCGGCAATCAAAACGCCAGTTCTGGAAGCGGAGGTAGTCCCACGGGCGCAAACGATGGCACCTTCTTTGTTGACTATGCACCTATAAATTCAACTGACGGTGGTATGGCTGGCATGCCTTCCAACTGCAATAGTCAAAACACAAACAACCCTTCTGACCTTCTTCCCAGCGACAGTAATAGCGGATGGGGTTTAAAACCTATGGGTAGTGGTGACTTTATGGGGGTTAACTTTTTGAACGCCGGTTACCTCATTGGCATTGATTCAGTAGGTAGCAGTCTTAGAAACGCTAACCAACAAGTTCGTTCCGAACCTCCCAATCCTCAGCTGATGGTCAGTCCATGGAATAACACTACTATCGAACCCGATTCATTCCGTCAACCCCTTGAAGTCGGCTGTGGTCCTCAGTAAACATATAAAATATAAATATAAAATATAAATATAAAATATAATATATAAATATAGTTTACAATTCGGTGTTATGCACTATGTTTAATTACATAATAACCATCAATAATATTATTATTTATTATTTATATAATATATAATATTATCATCATATTATCATCATATTATGGAAATGACTACAATAGGATATATTTTATCTGTTATTATTATCATAATATGTGTTAAAATATATTTTAGTTCAGATATGTCACATTTAAAATGTATTACTTCAAATGTCGATGGGAATAAGTACTGCGTACGCGAACGACTTAAACTTGAATTGGCAGCCGATTTGTTAGCAACTGTTACCCAAAAAATGAAAAAACTTGTCGGTTTTATGCAGAAAACATACCCAACATATGAAAATGTGCAACGACTTGTGAAAAATTTCAACCCTCAAACTATCATCGAAAATGATCCGGAAAGTGAACACACTGCGTATAGTGAAAATAAAGGCGAAAAAATAGCTTTCTGTTTAAACACTACAAAAACAGGAGATACACTAATCGATGAAAACACGCTGACATTTGTAGCTATACATGAACTCGCCCATACAATGTCAGAAAGTATCGGACATAAAGAAGAATTCTGGAATAACTTTAAATTCCTCCTAGAAAATGCAGTCCGGTGTCATGTATATACCGCCGTAGACTACTCCAAAAATCCCATTTCTTATTGCAGCATGATAATCAATGAAAGCCCGTTATATAAAAAATAATTATTATACCAATTATTATACCAAATATTATACCAAATAATATACCAATTATTATACCAATTATTATACCAATTATTATATATAGATTTTATAGACGTTATATATAATAATATTATGAATTTTAACAAAACAAACTCAAAACTGTTTAAAAATAAATATTTTCTGTTTTCATGTATATTTGCACTTGGTATTGGTATACTACTATATCAAATATATATTAACTCTATTCAATCCTCCATTATAGAAGGTTTAAGTTTAGATACTTCTAACCCACGTATTTCAAGTCTACTTGACAGATTATCTGGTTTTTTTCAAACACAATGTTTAACAGGATGCGTAAGGCTCGATAATGTAGATAAAAAAAAATGTGAAGAAAGAGTTGACGAAACCGGTAGTAAAATACATGAATGTCCGTGGGTATGTGATACTAAAAAGTTCGAAAATAATTTAAAAAATAATCCAAAACTTGCAAATGAGCTATCACCGTACCAAAGATGTTCCCCTGAAACGGAAAAAAGAGACTGCGGAAGCTGCGTACCTAATAGAGTATTTTCGGTTTAGAATAAACACGCTGTAACGCACCACATGAATGAGGAAATATTATCATTGGTTATATAATCACAGTTATCACATTCCGTCGTATAGTAATAGTAGTATTTACACTTATCGTCGGTTTCTACATACTTTTTCTGTATATGGTTGCTACTATCATAATCCATTCGCGTAAATACAATATAGTACACGGGTAAACGCAGACCACTATTTTCATCTATATTTTCACACCTTGAAAATGAAGAAATATAATAAAGATTCATATTTTCTATACTAGGAAAAAATGTATCACATTCGTAATGTTTATCAACATATGTAATACAAAATTCATTTATCAACATGTTTGTGTATTTTTTCATATTTTCATGAATAAAAAGTTCGTATACTTGCATTCCACCAATTATCCAAATTTCATCATATGTTGAATTATTATTTTGGAGAATCGATTTTCGATTAATCTCACGCATCTGTAACGTCTCATGTTTTCCCAAGAGTCCATATCTATCATCCTCATCAACCAAGATGGAATCCGGCACCATACAAAATCGCATGACGCGAGAGATGGATGATAAATGAACGGTTAAATCAAAATTATACTCGAAAAAAGAATCGAAACTATGTGTGATACTTTCTGAAATAGATGAAGACAAAATAATATTATCTCTGTTTTTAAGTGGTTCAGGATACCTAGGCAAAGATAACCATGTATTTTTACCCATGATAACTGCATTCTTTTTTATACTTTTATCAATGACTGCAGAGGTACTTATTGTTCCTTCTTGAATATCTCTCAAATGCTTTCCATATGTACCAGTTGTTTTATTCGAAAAATAAAGCAAATCTTTCTTTATCTTCCATGGTATACCATTATGAAAACCTATACCCCCACCTCTACACATTGCTACGATTAACTTTAGTTTCATTTGTATATAATATTATATAAACATATTCTCTAATATATAAACATATTCTCTAATATATAAACATATTCTCTAATATATATATATTATATACCATGGATGATAAAATAAAAAAAGATATATATAAATTAAGTTATATAAATAATAATTTTATAGATGGTGACCAAGTACCTACAAAAGTTATCGTTTTTTATGGAAGAACAAATCCGGTAACAAAAAAAATATGGGAAATATCTGTAGAAGAATTAAAAGAAAAATTTGAAGCATACTTGGAAAAAAAATTCAATTCGAAAGAAGGCGAAGAAGTCGAAGAAAATCCATTGGACGAAGATTATGTATACTTTAATGATATATTTAGTAACACAGAATTAGAAAATATTTTTAGGTATAAGATAACGGTAGATTTCTCATTTGATAGACTATACGGTGACGATACAATCGAGACAGTGAAGAAGAAAATTATTTCAAATATGAGAATGGAAAATTTACCATCATTTGATGAACTGTATTTGTTTTCTAAAAGAAATGTCGACTATACGCCTACGCGCTTGTATAATAAGTTATCAAATAACGACACGTCTACAATAACGAGGGCATCTCTTATTCATTTTTTAACAAATTCTCATAGATGGTCACTAAAACCAGAATGCGAGATTATTTTACGAACCGATAAAGATGAATTAAAAGATATATACACATACGAAGATATTATGGAACTTTTTTTTAGATATAAAAAGGAAAAAGATACATCAGGTAGTGACGAGGATTCAGGCGAAGAAGGGGAAGAAGAGATTATCGAAGAATCCATCGTTCCACTGGTCGAAGATATTCCCGTTGGACAAAAACTAACCTACAATCAGTTAGAATATACATTTACCGTTAACCCATTTAATGTGATAGAGATAGATAAATTTTTAAAAGATAAAGCGAAAAACATTATTTCAACAACAAATAAAATGATACTATTAGACTATGAACCAATTATTTGTAATACTATATTTTTATGTCTCGCTAGCGACGTATTAGAATATGTTAACTTGTTTAATCAAGAATCCGAAAAAGAAGGAGCCAGTGCTGATTCATTAACTTCCGACACTATGATGCAAATCTATTACCCATATTTGGCAGAAAAAGAATATACAACAATTGATGCCTTGGAACAAAATCGCGAAGAACTAAAACAGTCTACGTCGGAATTAATAAATGACAAGTCATACAAAGACCTTGTAGAAAATGTAGACTTGTTTTATGACGTATTTTATCAGCAAGAGAAAGATAAAGACTTGAAATATATTAAAAATGGTATTTCATACATCGAGCTAGAAATCAAACCAGACTCTATTATTAATATACCTATTGACATCTTGTTCAAAATAATACACACGACGGATGAAAAACCACTTATCAAATTAACAAGGAATAAACGCGATGAAAAAATGTACAGGCTATATGCAAACAAAGTTGCAAGAAACGGGAAAAGAATTCCGTACCTTAAAAAATCCGAGATTAAAAAAATAATGAAAGAAACACAACAAGAAAAACGCGTTATGGTTTTAATACATATGGTACATGAAGAATACTCTAATGGTGAATATGTAAGAGATTATAAAATTCCGATAAAATGTGAGTTTGATAACCACGGTAGTATATTTATTTCATTCAACTTGGAAAATCCACTCAGTGATAACCATATAACAAAAATTATTATGAAAAGTGTTAACCCTGTTATACAAGAAGTAGCAACATTTATCGAACAGTATGGTTATTCGATGAGTACATTCCAAAGCCTTTATTCAAAAAACGTGGTGATACGAGAAATAAAACATAAAACACTTCTCAAACTTCCTCACGACTTCAAATTCAACATCCCCGAAAATATGGGCTGTATATCTAGTATATTTAACGTAATCGAGTACAAAGAAGGGCAGCGTATTATAATGAGATATAAACGCGTATCAAACTATAATGAACTGGAAAGTATGGACGCGTTTATAATGCAACAGTTTCTAAAATCAAGTTACCAAGCTGATGTGGTAACAGGGTTGATGGAAAATTATCAAAGTTTATCATATGCAGATGCAGTAAGACGTGTTTCAAGTCTACTAGACCAGTTACAACTTTCGGAGTTAAATAAACAAACTAAAATAAAAGTGAATGTTCATCCGGGATTTTTCACGTCTATTATTCAGTATCAAATTGTAACAACTGGGAACTTTGAGATAAATATCGAGAATATTGATAATATTTATTATTTGGAACACATTGAAAAAATGGTGGATTCATTTTTAAGATTATTGCTTTATAAGAAATCTCAACCAAATACAAACGTAGCTGGAGATCATATTACAAAGTTATGTAAACGGTCATTTAGTTCAAAAGAACAAGGACAAGTTAAAGAAGTAAAAGAGTTTGTTGTGCAAGGTGATAAATCGGTTCTTACGGATAATACGATGATGGCGGAAGTAAATCCTATAGACGACTCATATGTTTTTGAAAATTTTTCTAGACCTGAAGACTTGCAAAAAATTAATGATGCAGATTTGGAAGACATTTTCTTTGGTAGCGAAGACGAAGAAGAAGAAGAAGAAGAAGAAGAAAGCGGTAGCGAAAAAGAAGAATCCAAAGAATCAGTAAAAGAAAGTAGTGAAAAATCTGAAACTGTACCAATTCCCGAAGAAGAGGAAGAAGAAGAAGAAGGCGAAGAACCTGAGAGCGAAGAAGAACCTGAGAGCGAAGCAGAACCTGAGAGCGAAGAAGAACCTGAGAGCGAAGCAGAACCTGAGAGCGAAGTAGAAGGGGAAAAGATAGATGAATTTGAAATAGAAAACAGCGACGATGAAACTGATAAAAGTGGTGAAGAAGAGGAAGAGGAAGAAGAAGGAGAAGAAGAAGAAGGAGACGTAATCGAAAATATGGAGTTTGGGTCCGAGGATGAGGACGATGTTGAAAGCGGAGGCGGTAGTTCAAGTGACGAAGAACAAGAAAAAGGTCAGATTTCTGATGTAGAATTACCATCCTTAAGTTCAGATACATCCGAACAAGACCAGACCCCTAAACAAATGGCAAAACCAAAAACACTACCAAAAAAGTCTATTAATGTTGCAGGACTACAGCTAGCTAGTAAAGTAAAGGCAACGGGAGCAACGGCATCGTCATCATCCGCGGCAGCAGCAGCAGCTTCATCATCATCTTCGCAAGAAGAATCTTCCGAAGGCGTCACACTATTTCAAAGAGGTACGATAGCACGTGATATCACGGGTGCGAAATTGGCGAACCCTAATCCCGTTTTTCAAAGATTATATTCTCTTGACCCTGTATTGTTTCCAAAAAATAATGAAGGAAATATGAAAGAATATTCGCGGTCGTGTCCTTGGAATGTGCGAAGACAGCCTATTATTTTAACTGATGAAGAAAAAAAACACATCGACGAAAATCACGCGGGTTCGTATGATAGAGCTATGAAATATGGGTCATCTAAAAGCAAACAATTTTGGTATATATGTCCACGGTACTGGGACTTGAAAAAGAATGTCAGTTTAACACATGAAGAAGTAGAAAAAATAAAAGCAAAAGAAGGCGACGTCGTTATACCACCAGGTGCAGAAACGATTCCCAAAGGTAAATACATTTTCGAGTTTACAGAAGATAAGTACCATATCGACAAAAAAACAGGACAGTATAAGTCACAGTCTCCTGGCTTTGTAAATAGTAAAGAAAATGCAGGAAGTAAATACTGCATACCGTGTTGTTTTAATAGTCAAAACTTCGCAAAAGATATGCAAAATAATGCACGACAGGCATGCGGTTGTCCAAGTATAACTGTACATAATCAACGTAACCCTAATACGAAAAGTTTTGAATGCAAGGGGAAAGATGCCGCATTTAACGCACGCCCCGTAAGACGCGTTCGTGGATTAGGTAGCAGCGCCCTTGATGAAGGTGACGACGAAGAAGAAGAAAAACCAAAATTAACATCAGAAGCAATTCGTCAATCGCTCGCTAGGTTAACACAAGAAGGCGAAGATGTCGATGAAGATGTAGGCGAAGAAGGTGGTCCAGCAGAAGAACAAGAACCCGTAACACCTGCAACACCCGCAACAACATCATCACGCTTCAGTTTAAGTGAAGCCGCAGCCAGTGCCATGAGAAGAACTGTTGCATCTAAAAAAGATTTTGTTATTTTAGGTCCTGAACGTGGTGCGGAATTACCTGATGGTGTTTATGGGTACTTACTGCCGCAACTACAAGCTTTCTTTTCACAAAGCACAAAAACGTGTACACTAAATGATAAAAGTACCGTATTAAAAAGCGGTGTTTCGTGTTTACTACAAAAAGGAGTTCAAACTAGCGCCCAAGTAGGCGAAAATAATAAAAATCAAAGTTTTATCGGCTTGGTTGCTGATATATACTCAAAACATATCGAAGAAACTACAGGAAAGCTTAATAAAATTTCTATTTCCGAAATGAAAAAAATAATTTTAGACGCCATCAACATTGATACTTTTATGACATACCAAAATGGTACACTTATCAATATATTCAACTACAAACAAAAATCTAGTAAAGCCAACAAAAAAGAAGACAACAATGCTGGCGAAGAGGAAGAGGAAGAGGAAGAGGAAGAGGAAGAGGAAGAAGACTTAGGTAAAGGATTAGATACCCCTAGAACTTCTTCACGGGAAGAATCCGTAGATACACCATCCGATACTCCTAGGTCAATTGTTAGTGATGTAGAACTGAGTGGGGGTGCTAGTTCAAGCGAAGAAGAAAGTGAAGGTAGAGACGAAGGCGAAGAACAAGATTTACTAGATTTTGTTTCAGATACAGATGCTACTTCTGCTGCAAATCCCAAAACCTCCCCGAAAAACATTGATAGCGAATCCGGTGAAGAAGAAGAAGACGCGGATGTGGGGTTGGGATTGTCGGAAAAAGAACAACCAGAAATACAACCATCTGCGCCATCATCTGCGCCATCATCTGCGCCATCATCTGCGCCATCAACAGTGCCATCCACACCACAATCACAAGCACGGAAACAGCCACCACCACCACCGCCGGCACAAGATATATGTGTTGTAGACGATGACGTATTTAGATTAATGTTGCAAAAACCGGATTTTGAATATAGAGAATCGGCTATTTTTAAATCAATAACAAAAATGGAAGACACAGATGCCCAGTTTATTTTCTTCAAAAAAGTCGTATGTTCATTTGAAAATTTTAAAAAATATATAAATAATAGAACTATATACATCGACCATGAGTATTTATGGGACATTATAAGCACACCGAATCCAAAATTGTTCAAAGGTGGTATAAATCTTATTATACTACAAATATCAAATAGAGATATAACAAATAATATCGAAGTATTGTGTCCTACCAATCATTATTCTAGTGGGTTTTTCGACAGTAACAGACAAACCGCAATAGTAATAAAGAGAACCATTAAGAATACGAATATTTTTGAACCCATATACGAAGTCCGCGAAGTAAAGCCGCGTAAACTTACATGTTTGTTTAATGTCAAAAGTACGGCAGTCCGCAAATATGTAAATGAAAGCGGTGTAGAAGTGAAAGAAGCCGCTCTTCCTCCGGTCCTTAAAAAAATAATAACAAATATCAAAAGTGCATACGATGGACAATGTAAACCATACAATAGTATTCCGCGCGAAGGTTCTGCAAATGCGTCAAAGAAGTTCCCCAAATTATACGAGTTTGGCAGAAATATACACTTACACGATTTGAAAGAAAAGGTAACCAGAGGCGGATTCACAATACTAAACCAGATTTTAAACTATGATGGAAGAGTAATAGGCATATTTATACAAAAGGAAGACGAAGCAATGAATGAAAACTTTTCGGGTATCGTAATGTGCGAACCGTCCGCATTAGATAAACAAATACCGCAAATAAATTATATCGACGATGATTCGTTGTGGCGACCCTATGAGGAAACCGTTACGTTTCTTCACTATGTTCATAGTAAAATTAAAATACCTTGTTTGCCTCGTTTCAAAGTAATCGATGATGGCAAGATTGCAGGTATTATTACCGAAACAGACCAATTTATATCAACATTGATTGATGGGTCGGAGAGTAAAAGAACGGACGGAATATTTAATATACCGGTGATAAATACAAGTGATTACAATATTGCAGATAGGGAAATTAATACGAGACTTAAAAATGACCCCGATAGAGAAAAATATGTAAAATACATATACCTGGAAAATAATTTCTATAACGTGTTTAGAACTATCATTCGAATTTTACTACATAAATTTGAAAATATAGAAATAAGAGATTCGATATTATCAATGATTAAACGAAACGACATATTATATTTAATTAAGTTGAACAATTTACAGACCCTTATAAGACAACTTGTATCAAGGTATGTAACATTTAGCGACAGTCACTATAGCGAAGAATTACTAAAAAATATAAGCGAAATCACTACATCTTGTATAACGAATAAAAATCCCAACACATGCACAGAAACCAAATATTGTATTAAAGAAACAGACAAAGAGGGGCGATGTAAACTTGTTATACCCAAAATAAATCTTCTGAATCCGTCCCAGAATAATGAAGTAATGTATATTGCTAGAATGGCGGACGAGATTTTACGATACAATAGAATACGCGCATTTATGTTTGACCGTACTATTTTTCCCCTTATAAATGTGAAATACAATTTACGAGAAGATGAAATTATATTGTCACACACAATGCTTAGCGAAGATTATCTAGATAATTTAGAACCAGTACCAGAAAACGAATACGCCAATTTTAATACATACGATACAGCAGAACCATTACTATCCGAATTATATGAAAGTATGTATGACGCGCCTTCGTCTCAACACGTAAAGTGTACAACTGAGAAAATATTTTTAACGCAAGAGTATCGTAAATATTTCGGTTCCAAACAAACACAACAATTGGAAATGTTAAAGTTCAACTCAAATTCGCCGAGGTGTTCGTTTGAAGTTGTTTTATTTATTTTAAGACTCGAAGCAAAGAGAAGAAATTATAAAAGACTAGAAACAATTACAATTAATCATCTTAAAATTATTATTGCCCAGTTTTATATCGATACAATCGATAAACAGTATACGGAGGGTATAAAAGATAGGTTTGCAAAACTTTTAAAATACTATGGAATGGAGTCAATCGCAGACGAATATAGAATAAAATTTACAGCAAATGACGACGACAACTTTATTGAAACACTGCCCTTTTTTGAATCCTATCATTTAACCCGTCTTGATATTTGGATTTTAGCAACATATTACAAATTACCTATTATTATTTTATATTACCCCAATAAAACTCTCATTGAAACAAAAGACGAATACTCTATTCTTACAACCTATTTTGAAGAAAATATTTCAGAACAAATAATGAGAGAACCGGGGATGGGCATGGCGATGGGGATGGGCATGGCGATGGGTAAGAAACCGGCAGATAGTGATGAAGATCTGCCATTTATGGGTGAATCGGTATATGACGTTGCTAGAAACAAACCATCAAATGTACAGGGATACTACTTTATTATAGCACCGGCTATTAAACCCAATGTTGTTCCAGCGTATAGTATTATTTTTAGAAAAGAGTCGAAACGTTTTGAAAGTGAACGTAGCGAAACTGGCGAAACTAGCGAACTAAGAGAAACCGAGACTGCAAACGAATATTATATCTCTATGAATATTCTTACTCAAGGTTTCCAGTCTATTGTTATTCATCAACAGTCTACGCAGTATATTGACCCCGAAGGACCAGCGCATAGCGAAGATGATGAAAGTTCGCAAATGAAAGAATCGGTAAGATATAAAAAAAGCGTTATGCAATTTATACATAATTTTAAACCACCTTCCAAAAAAGGAAGGGGCGATGATTCATCCTCGGTCGGAACAGGTATGTCGTCATTAGATACACAAGAAGAGGACATCGGGGATATGACTTTGACGTCTGTTGTTGGTAAAAGGACGAAAAAGCCTGTAAAAAAATTCCCTAAGATTAATGTTTCAGGTGCTCTTTCAACCGAAGCTTCTGGGATAGAACCGAGTGCCGCGGTGCAAAAAACACAAAAAGGACGTCCAAGAATAAAGGGGAAAGGAATAGGTATCAACGTATCTTCTTTAAATCTATCGCCGGAAGAAAAAGAACCTGGAGCGGTTACAACGTCGTCGGCTTTGGTAGAACCGGCTAAAAACCCAAAATTGAAAAAATTAAGTAAATTAAGTAAATTAAATATTAACCCCTTAAAACTTCCATTATTTGGAGTAGGTGAACCAGGTGATGAACCAGAACTATCTGATATACCAGAAGTATCTGAAGGTATCTAGTGCGAGATTATCTAATGCGAGATTATCTAGTAAAATATTATATTTATAAAAAATAATATTTTGCATGAATATTTATATTACGGTGATACGATTACAGCATCGCAATTATATCTAAAATCCAATATCGTAGTTCATCTTAACTCTTCCGAGGTTTTCTTTCTTGATACTAGACACAGTGACATTCATCGACAGGTTTCCAATAGAACATACATCGTCAGGATTCTCCATTTCAAATGCTTTATCAATTTCGTCACTTGCGTTTGTAATATTGTATTTTGCTTCACCACCAAACTTTATCATCTTATTCATATCCAGGAGTACTTGAAAACTGCTCGTTCCAAAGTAGCCCTCTTGTCCGCACATTACATTCGCAGATACTCCGCGCATCTCATCCAATTCGGCATGTCTCGCCGCTTTCAAAAACATCTCCGGTGTCTCCTCAAACGACGCCTTCGCAATAGGACCAATATCGTCATTGTTAATCCCGTGCCGAAATATAGAAACCATCTTTGCACTTGCCGTCATTCTATCCGCCAACATAATTAAATGATGGTAGTTAATATATGTATTATCAAACTCTAACACTTCCGACAGTTCATTAAAGATGGCAACACGCGCAGCTTCTATTCCTAATACTTTGTAAATTTCCTGAATATCATTGCTAATTGTTCTCGTAACGTCGATGTAGTCAAGCGACAAAGCAGTAATCAGATTTGTACCCGTGGTATCAAGTACCCACGTCTCTTTCTTCGTATAGGCGCTGTCCACTTTAATAACCGAATCTGTAATTTTACGAAGCAGTACTTTTGATAATCCTTTGACACCCCTTAGTACAATATTATTCAACATATTATCCTGAAAATTCTTAAGAATGTAAATTTGGTCTGACTGGTCAAGCGATAATGGGTTATTGTTCTTCTTTTTCGAGTTGGTAATTATATTATTTAATCTCAGGCGAAATACCAAGTTATCCGAGTTATAGTCCGCATACATACAAGTAACCTCGTCGGTATAGATATTTTTAAGTGCAAAGTGAATATCGTCCATGCTAATTTTTCTATCCAACATTGATTCGCGGTCCATTGTCATTCGAATAATCCATTTCGACTTTTCGTTGGGAGCAGTTCCGGATGCGGATGTTTCCGGAGATGATGCTGCCGCTTCTCCACCCATTCCTGCTTCGGGATTTTCCGGATTTCCAGCTCCAGTAACACTTTTCATCATTTGTTCGGTACTGCTGCTCATACATTCGTCGACCATTTTTTCAAACTCGAAATACTGCGACATAATATCTTTATCCTGTTCAATAAGTGTATTCATATCATCCGGGTCAAAGCATATTTCAACTGAATCGACAATTTCTTTCAAAAGCGTAAGCTCAATACTAGGAATCTTATCTCTCACCAATTCTTTATCCATTTCTTCGTCCTTTTTCATATAAATCGTCAGCGACGGATTCTTGGGATTTTCCGACAATGATAGAATTTCCTCAATACGCGGCACACCACGAGTAACATTCGACTTCGATGCAACACCGGCACTATGAAATGTATTTAACGTAAGCTGGGTAGTCGGTTCTCCAATACTCTGTGCTGCAATCATACCCACCATCTCGCCCGGCGCGACGAGGGCACGCTTATACATGAGAGTAATCGTCTCCAGTAAAACAGTAAGCGCCTTTTTGTTGAAACGTTTAATAACCAATAACTCTTTCGGAGACAAATAGTAGTAGTACATTGCTTTAAATAACTGTGTAGGGGGAGCATAATACAGTCCTTCGAGTATTTTATAATTATCCTCAATCATATCATATACATCAAGGGGCGTAATGTCGACCATAGAGTTCTTCGTTATATGTTGCATTCCCTGCACGTTATTGATAATATGCGTAAAACACACCGGCATGTGAACATTGTTGTTGTCGCGCATCTTAAACACATTCTTAACTATTTCATCGCGCTTTTCTATCATCATATCCGTATAGTATTTTGTCTTCATTTCCAATTCCTTTACACTTTTCTTCATTCTCGTGACAGCCGTTTTCGTAAATACAGTCATTAGTACACCATCCTTGTCATCATTTGTCGAAACATAATAATGTGCATATATTTCATCAAGTGTCATTTTTACAACAGGAATAAACTGGTTCTCTACTCTTACAGTATCTACTCCATCGTCGCCATACGCAAATTGCACAATTCGCTCCTTGTTGTTTCGCACCGTCATATCATATCCAACTTTCAAATCTTCCAAGCCCTTGATTAATCGTCTCTGAATATATCCTGTGGTAGACGTATCGCGCACTTGAAGACCATTTGCCAGTCCAAAGTTGAGCGTTTTGGGAATTGTCAAGTCATACATTTTGGGATGAAGCGCGGGGTCTACTTTTTCAATTGAAACAATTTCATCCAATATGACATCATTGTGGCGAACAACTTTGTCTGATTTATCTTTCCAAACAATTGATTTCATTTTATTATTTTTTTCATCATGAATAAGTGTTACTTGCTCTGAAAATTCTTTAAAGTCGATTCCGCTTATTACCAATGAAGCCGACACTCTCAACTCAACTGTTTCATTTTTAATGTGAGCATAAATTCCTAAACGAGAACACAGAAACGCCAAATCTTCAATAAGACGAATATTATTAGATGAACATTCTATCATTGCGTCATCCGTTGAAATATTACCAACCGTAGATAAGTATCCACATAATATACCCCTTACATATTCATCGTTGGCGGTATAAGCATATTCAGGAATGTTTATAGTGTTATCACAATTAGCTATATGCAATCCTTCTTTAATTCCAGCATCATAAGTATATTTAAAATCTAATTCATCATTTTTGTTATCATATGTACATATTTTCTTAGCAACAGGAACAAAGTCGCCCACATTAATCTTTTCAGTATATTCTTCACGAAATTGATTCAACTCCGGTTTCCATACCAATAACGATTTATTCTCAGTAACAATTACACTTCTTCCACCATGTGTAGTAATTTTATATAATACATTTCCAGGGTCGTGGCGTGTTACAGCTGTAATATTACCCCATGACATATTTCCATCATAGTCCATTGTTGAAATTGTAACACTATCATCAATCTCGAGATATTCCATATTTTTTTCTTTCATGTGCTGAATTCTCTCCGTATTTTTCATACGCGCATCAATCCATTCTCCAATCTTTACGTATCTGGGAACTTTATCTTCTACAATAATGATCGGCGTCTCCCATGTAACAGATTTTACCGCGGTGTCAATCAGACCAATACGACCAGCCATTGCATGAAAGAACAACTCCTCAGGGCGCAACCCACTAATGAACGAACTCTCCACAAACCCACGAGCATCAGGCGAGTCATCGTATTTCGTAAAATGCGGCAATGTTCTGCTTTCAAACCCATACGGAATTCGTTTCCCATCAATCGCCTGTTGTCCCAAGCACGACGTCATCTGTGAAATATTAATTTCGGAACCCTTCGACCCAGCATTTACCATTGTAACAAACCGATTATCCTTGCTCAAACTTTCCAGACCGATTTTACCGGCATCATTGATAGCTTTATTAAGAATATTGGAAACCTGGTTTTCGAATTCAATGTCATTCGTTTTTCCGGTCTTGTTATCAAACACGCCAATATGTAACTGGTCGATTAGTCCCTTTACTTCCGTTTTCTTGGATACAATAACCTCCGCAATTTTATTATTTGTCTCCGCGTTTGCAATCAAGTCGCTAATCCCCACACTATACGAACTTACTTTCATGTATTCCGTAATAATATTTTGAAGGTCGTCGATAAATTTTGCCGAGGTCATATTGTTGAAGTCATTGCATGTACGATGGATTAGACCGTTTGTCCCCGAACCCAAAACCGCCTTGTCGAGCTGTCCTCTCAAGTATTGTCCATCGCGAATTTCAAGTACGTTATTGGATGTGCTGTAGTCTTCCTTTTCACCGAACTGTTTCTTCTTGTATTTCAATGTAATCGGCGGCATAATTTGCGAAAGGATTTGAAAATTGGACAAGTTACCGTCCACGTTACTAAACATCGACTCATTCACTGTGTCTAGCGCCATGAGAAGATTCATCGCCGCGCGACTGTCAAATTTCACGCCCACGCGTGTAAACTGATACGACCCGAGCAACGAATCCTGGAAAATACCAATAATTGACTGATTGTTTGCTGGACTAATTATCTGAAATGGTACCGCTGCCAAATTCTTTAATTCTGCCTCCGACTCCTCGTCTTGTGGCATGTGTAAATTCATTTCATCTCCCGATGAATCCCCAGTGTTTCCAAAGGGGGTGGACTGTATCTTAAGCAAGTTCAGGATGGCTAGTCCTTCATTACTCACCAACACCCGTTCAGTCTCTGAGTGCCCTCCATAGTCTACCAAGCGACGTTAGGAAGTAACACTGCGGATTGTCCAATTCTTTGACATTATTACCATTGGTTTCGGCTATTAACCGAGTTCCCTTGTAATATTTCTATTACAAGGTGGTAGTCAAAGACTCTAAGGAGTTTCCCGCATCAAGGTGTTTCGCCAAATGATTCTTTAAATATATAATAAATTCTTTCGCATTCTGTTTACTTTTTTCTAAAGGAATATGAATACCACCAAAATCTGCTTTATGTTTATCTATATACACATACCATCCATATTGTTGCTCGTTACGGTTTAAAGGTTTTATATACTTTTCTATATCTTCATCTACTTTTATAGTACCTTTAAACCGTTCAAGTTTCTTATCTTTAAAATAGTTAACCAGACCATCGGACACTCTTTTTTTGCTTTCATCGCTATGGATAAACACACGACCACCGTTTTTGAGATTATACCCATGTGGATATAAACTATTTAACTCTTTGATGTAGTGTTTTTCCAAATAATCAGCATCCTCAACTTTACAGCATTCAATCAACTCGGTTACAAAATTATTAACACCATATTTTCTTATGGCATTATTTAAATAATGTGACTGATTTTTTTTAGCTGAGAAAGCTTCAGAAATATGAGATTTAAATCTCCCTTCGTGTCCATGTGGTCTGTATCTTTTATGGTTTAATATATGAGAAACCGCTTGTCCTACATATATTTTACCATTCGATAAGTTAACTATTTTATAAATTTCACAATATCTTTCTGATGGTAAGTCTAATATTTCTTTTTGCATTTTTTGGTATTATGGTGGATTCATTAATATTCCTTTATATTTATATTTAAGTAGTTTGTTTTGAATCATTTGACTAGGAGGTAGCACGCTTTTAACGCCTCCTGTTTTCGACAGAGAGTTTATCGAAGTCCGCATTATATGGTTTCGTATCACCGACATTCATTCTAAATGTATCTCCTTGAAACATCACCTTCGCAATATGACACATCATGCTCATTCTATGCAGCGTAGGTTGACGATTAAATAATACACCATCGCCATCCATGATATGCCGATGAACAATATCTCCATTCTCAATATGTATATTCTCGCGGTCAGCATAACGCAGCGAAATATTCTCTCCGTTTTTCTTCTCCAGAATCTTCGCACCTGGATACTCGTCCGGACCATTCCGCACCAACTTCATTAAGAAACTCTTATTCAAATCATTTACCGTAATCGGTTTCGTAATATTTTTCGCAATTTTTAAAGGAATTCCCAGTTCGCGAATCGACAAATTAGGGTCAGGTGTAATTACTGAACGCGCAGAAAAGTCAACACGTTTTCCCATCAAATTGCCTCTCACGCGTCCACCCTTCCCGTTCAGGCGGTCCATAATCGACTTAAGGGGTCGTCCTGACCGTTGCGCAACTTGACCAACACCCGGTATGTTATTATTTATTTGAGTTGCGACGTAGTACTGGAGAACATCGTGCCATCCGTCAATGACCTTTTGCGGCGACTTGTCGTTTATTTTTTCCTGAAGTGTTTTATTCATCTTAATAATATTTACCAAAATGTGACTAATATCGTCTTCGCTTCTTTGCTGACCGTCCATTTTAATTGAGGGGCGAACAGCCGGGGGAGGGACCGCCAACACTTGGCAAATCATCCAATCGGGGCGCGAAAATTGCGGACTGAATCCCATAAACGACACATCCTCGTCGGAAATTCGCCGGAAAATCTTAATGACGACCTCAGGAGTCAAATGCATTGTCAAATTCTTCTTTGCCTCACCTTCTGCGCCTTCATCTGCTTCCGTATTTTCCCACTCTGCAACCAATGTCGCCATATCCTGTTTTTTGATTCGCTTCGGCTGAAGACAACCACAACCATCGTGTGTGTCCTCGCCACAACGCTTAACTTTGCTACAATATTGAAAGACGTTATTCCATCGTTGGTCGGGCTTCATTTCCATAAATCTGCTATTTGTTTCTTTGCTAATAAGAAGTTTGCTACACTTTATGCAAACACAACTCAGAATTTTTCGAACAGTTGTTAAATATTGAATATAAAATACGGGTCTCGCCAATTCGATGTGACCAAAGTATCCCGGCGTCTGCATGTAGTCTAATCCGTCCGTGGGGCAAATCAGACCAGGTTCAAGTACACCCATACGAGAATCAAATGGTCCGCCGACCACTGGTCTATTATTATCATATGTATTTCTGTCCGTAATATGAGCAACCGAAGACTTTCTGATCTCTTCCGGCGACATTATACTGAACTGAATTCCAATAATTGAAGATACATTCTGAACTGCTAATTTTGTTTGACCTTTTTGAGAAAACATTTCCTTCTTATATTAATAGAATAATATTTAGATTGTTTATCAATTTTCTTAATTACAAAAATAATAATTAAATATGATTCCTTAAATAAATATGAAATATAACATGGTTCTAACTTTTCTTGCAATAACATTGACGTTTTAACTAATATGTTATACTATGCGCAACTATATAACTATTTATCAATATTATTACGTGTTGTATCATGCTACTATTTCATATTTTATATTATATTTATTTTTATTATTTAATATATTAAATTGAAGCTATCTAAAAACATTAATCTATATATATACAACACAACCCATTAATCATCTCATGCCTGTTATAACAAATATGAAGAAAAACACTAAAAAGGGAGACAACAACAAGTCAAAAGATTCGAAAAAAGGTGATGAAAAAAATTATAAAAAAGGAAAAGATTCTGATAGCGAAGGTGGTAATAGCAATGACAGTGAAAATGAAATAGACGATGATGACCGCGTTGAAAATAGCAAGGAAAAATTTGATATCAGCGAGTATAGAAAAATGTTGGCTGAAATGTTTCCATCCAAGTATATGAATAATCGTATTTTGAAGCTTGAACAAGGTGCATCGGTAGGTGGAGGCGGAGGCGAAGTTGCTAAAACATCCAGAAACTCAACTACTAATTCTTCTAATAAGAAATCAAATGATGCCGATGAAAATAAAAAGGTTACAAGGAGTGCTGCGAAGGCGGCATTGGAACAGGCGACAAAATCAAAAGAAAAAGAAAGTAAGCCCATTGAAAAGAGTAAAAAAAAAGGTTCGCACAATCCGCCACCGCCTCCCCAAGACGAAGATGACACCTCGAGTACGAGCACAACTTGTTCGGATAGTAATAGTGACACGGGCGACGACCAGTATTCGGGTGGTTTTGAGGAATTTGCGAAAGAGCAGTTACAGAGTGGTAAATTCAATATTGTAATTAATTTGATGAATGATAAAAAAGGTGGTGACCGCGATGAAGACGACTCCGAATACGACTCAGAAGAAGAGTGGGAATCCGATTATGATGATGATGACGATGAGGACGATGATGATGACGACTCAGAATATGATTCTGACGACGACGAAGACGAGGAAGATGACCCCGATTATCATCCCGACGAGGATGAAGATGCAGTTAGTGGCGACATTAAGGGCTACAAGTATAATTCTAAAAAAACAAAACAGGAAAATAGTTCAAAAGATTCTAAAACCAAAGGTTCGCGCGAGACATCTACGATGTTAGCAAGTGAGAGTGAGTCGCTCGAAACGATTCAAAAAATCAAGGCGCAGATGGAGGAAATTTTGAAATGTAATAAAAATGACAGTATTGCGCGCGAGACATTGGCAATCATGGTAAAAAAAGAGAAGGAATATAAGGATAGGGAGGAGAAGAAGGTAAAGAGTCAGCAAAAGAAGTATGTGAAAACGTTCAAAAAAATGTTGCGAAAGAAGAATTCCACAAATGATTTGAAATATTTTAAAGATAATTTGACTACAACCGAGCAGACGGCGGTGTTGAAGGAACTGGAAGACTTGAATAAATTGACGATTACCGACAAGCCCTATCGTCTGTCGCTCTTGCAATCGAATATCCCCCAAGCATTCAAGGCAATCGCATTGAAGAAGATTACGAATTTGCGCTATATGGAGCCTGGTGCTGGTGAATACTATAAAATTAAAAACTGGGTCGACACGTTTATGCAGATACCATTCGGAAAACACTGCAACCTTCCTCTGACGATTTCGGATGGAATTGAAAAGTGTCATGACTTTATGGAAACGGCAAAGTCTACACTTGATGGCGCCGTGTATGGTCTAAATGATGCAAAAATGCAGATTATGCAAATGTTGGGACAGTGGATTTCGAACCCTGCTGCTATGGGCACAGCGATTGCTATCAATGGTCCGATGGGTACGGGTAAATGTCATGCATTTGATACATCCATCCTGATGTATGACGGCTCGGTAAAAATGGTGCAAGATGTTGTAGTAGGTGATAAAGTTATGGGAGACGATTCAAAGTGTAGAAATGTAGTTTCGCTTGGTAGAGGCGAAGATGACATGTTTGATATTGTTTATTCAAATGGGGAAAAATATGGTGTAAATTCCGAACACATCATGTGTTTGAAGCAGTCGGGAATGAATTTTATAAAGAATGTAAAGACGAAGTCGGGAGAAACTAGATATAAAGTGTTTTACTTTGATAAGAATGATTATAAACAACACAGCAGACGTTTCGACAATATGGAAGATGCGACAAAATATTTAGACGAAATGAAACTGGAGCACGATTATATTGAAATTCCCGTAAAAACGTTATTAAAGTTGCCGAAATATATTAGCACAAATTTGAAGGGATATAAACGTGGTGCAGAGTTCTCTAGCAAAACTGTACCCTTTGACCCTTACATTATTGGTGCTTGGTTGGGTGATGGTACTTCGAAAAAATCGGAAATTACGAATCAGGATGCCGCGGTTTTGCACTACTTGAGGACAGAACTTCGAAAGTATAACTTGAATTTGGTCCATAGAGCCGAATATACGTATGGTATTTCATATGATATGCACAAACATGATACCAGAAATAACAAAAACAAATTCTTAGAAGTGTTGAAAGATTACAAGTTGCTTGGCAAAAAACATATTCCTGACGATTACAAAATCAATGACAGAAAAACGCGGCTGGAACTTCTTGCTGGAATTATTGACACAGACGGTTCTTATTGTCAAAAATCCAAGGGGTACGATGTTATTCAAAAAAACAAAGTTTTAGCAGATGATATATTGTTTGTAGCTAGGTCTCTCGGATTTTCGGCAAATATGAAAGAGTGTGAAAAGTCATGCATGTATAAAAACGAAAAAAGGACGGGGACATATCATAGAATACATATATCGGGTGATAACTTGTCCGCCATTCCGGTAAAGTGTCCTCGAAAAATGGCGATAAGTGAAAGAGTTATCAATAAGGATAGTATGGTTATGGGTATTACGATAGAACCGCGTGGATGGGGCAAATACTATGGATTCGAATTGGACAATAATCACAAATATTTGTTGGGTGACTTTACGGTAACACATAATACGAGTCTCGTGAAGGAGGGAATCAGTAAGATTTTGAATCGCGAGTTCGCGTTTGTTCCGCTAGGTGGTGCAACCGATAGTAGTTATTTGGAGGGACATTCGTATACGTATGAGGGAAGTACGTGGGGTAAAATCGTGGATATTTTGATACGTTCAAAGTCGATGAATCCGGTGATTTACTTTGACGAGTTGGATAAGATTAGTGAAACGCCGAAGGGAGAGGAGATTATTGGAATTTTGACACACTTGACGGATACAACACAGAATTCGCAGTTTCATGATAAGTATTTTGCGGAGATTGACTTTGACTTGAGCAAGTGTCTGTTTATCTTTAGTTACAATGACCCTCTTAAAGTGAATCCGATTTTGCTTGACCGTATGTATAAAATCAAGACGACGGGCTACCAGGTGAAGGACAAGATTGTTATTGCGAAGCAGTATTTGATTCCCAAGATTCGCTATGAAGTGAATTTCAATGAAGGTGACATTATTATTCCTGATACAACACTGAACTATATCATTGAGAATTATACGGATAAGGAGGATGGTGTTCGAAATCTGAAACGCTGTATTGAAATTGTATATAAGAAGCTGAATTTGTATCGTCTAGTGAAGCCAGGAACAACTTTGTTCGAAAAAGAGAATACATTGGTCGTTGAGTTTCCGTTTACGGTTACAAGCGATGTTATTAATAATCTTATCAAGAAGGATGAAAGTAGTCTAAATAGGGCGCCGTCTAATATGTATTTGTAATTCAGATAATCATTTAGTGGTAGTGGTAGACTAGACTAGACCGAATATATTATTTTATATTTTTTATGAATATGAAATAATATTGTGAATGGGAATATGAATATATGTTTTTTATTTTCCTAAAATTCGTTAAAATAGGATGTCCTATTATTGGGCACTGTATGGTTTCCTCCGCGCTGTGTCAGATACTGGAACTGCTTCTTTGACATGCAAGCACATCCTATACTACTAGTGTATGTACTAGGGCAACAGGATGGGTTGAATTTTGTGTCTTTAAAGAAAAATAATTGGTCTTCGGGAAGAGGAATAGGGGGACCGCTATTATACTGAAGACTATTGAGACGGTCTTCGGTTCCCATTCCTTTGGCATATTTTACTGCACTAGAAACCCAAGTAGATAAGTTGACCTCATCACTCTCATCATCTGCAAGTGGTTTCCATCCAAGAGGTCTTGAATTTTGAAATCCTTCAGTTGCGCTAGCGCTACTAGCACCACCACCAGAAATAGAAGATGTAATCTTTTCGACAGGGTTAATTGTTTGTAATGCTTTTGCAATTGAACTGGTTATCGCATTCCCGTCACCACCGGCTTCTAAATTTGCTCCAATATTTGCCAAACCACTCGCAACATCTCCAACTCCTACGGGGTTTTGAGCAGAACTTGCAAACTCTGCCGGGCTCAGACTAGGTTGAAGAGGTTCTTTTTCTTTCTTTTCTTCTTCGGGCTCCATACCTTCTAGTAAACTATGATTCATTCTGCACCCGCATAAAGCAAATGAACCAATCAAAATACCGAGTACAATACAAATAGCAATTAATGAAAATCTGGATTTAAATATATTTTTCATATTTATTATTTCTTATACATAAATCTTAGATAAAAATAATTATTTATTGTGTTTTATTGTGTTTTATTGTATAATATTGTATTTATTTCCTAAATAAATAATTATTTTTTATGATATATTCTATTCATTAATCTTGTATTTATTTTGTTATTTTGTTATTTTGTTTTTGCAATAACGGAAGCTGTAAAAATGACTAAAACTAAAATCATAATCATAAATGCAACATATATTATTGTAAGTCCAACCGGAATCCATAAATAAAGTCCTGCTATTGGTATAGTAAACACAACTGCCATTAGAAATATAAATATTCCCCATGCAGCATACAAAACAGCGAACATGATTAGCAATATTATTGCCTCTCCGAATAAAATAACATAAAAAACAGACGCCGCTGCTTTGTATGCCGAAAAGAATACATAAAAAATAACAGTTAAAATACCTTCTCCTTTTTTTAATGCCGATCTAACCTTGCCTATGACTTTTGCCAATATAGATGAAAATACGGTTTGTTTTTCAGCTACATCTTTTGTTCCTTTTTGAATAGTATTACTTCTAAAACCGGCGATTGCCCCCATTATGTTAGTTGTAACACCGGTTAATATAGTTATACTTGCGCTAATTAAAATGGACGCAGCTTCGAGTGGTGCAAGAGCAACTTGTATGATGTCCTTTAATATTACTTCAGAACATTCGGAAAAATTCTTTATTGTATACTCCATATTGCTCATATCTTTTGGCTCCATAATAGTACCTGCAAATGGCAAGTATTTCGGACTGCATTTATTATTTGCCCAATCTTTTTTAACGATTTCTTTATTGTTTTGAATATTCAAATAAATGAAATAAAAGAAAACAATTAGTATCGCGAATATTGTGAATATTACGGAACCTCCATATTTTTCTAAATATGATGATTTAACATATATGTCATTTATTTTTTTGAATATTGGTATTATTGGAGTTACTTGCGTTACTGGTGTTATTGGCGTTATTTGTGTTATAGGTGTTGGTATAGCCTTAGAATCCATATATACTAAATATATAAATTAGTATTACTATATACATAACCTATAATAATTCATTTTTATCGTATAATGAATTATTATATCTTGAACATAAAAATATATTATACCGTAATATACCGTATTATACCGTATTATACCGTAATATACCGTAATATACCGTATATATTGTAGTATATAATATTGCATTTATACGTTCAATTATTCTTTATTTATGTCTTTAGTTTCTTTTTTAGGTAAAGCATTTAGTAACTGTCCTGGCAGAGCTTTCCATGTTGATTCGGCAGTAATACCAGAAGCCTGTAATATAGAGAATGTAGCCATGTATATACCTGTAACTTTACTTATCATATCTTTTATTTTGTTCACCATATATTGTAGTATCACACCCAAACTACCAAATACATTATATAGACCTGAAAAGTTGTTCATCACGGCACTTCGGATGTATGCAAACATTCCCATTGTATTCTTGTTGGTCTTAACCGATGTCTTTATATTTTCGGCGGCAACAGCATTTGTATAGTTTGAAGGAGCCAAGAATGGTCCCATAAAGTCGGTTTGCATCGTCTGAATACAGTATGTAAAATTTTTCATAGTATCGTGTCCGAACATATTTGCAAAAGGCATTACTAAAGGACTACATCTGTAAATTGGCCAGTTCTTTTCTATATTCTTTTTTCCTATTGCTAAAATATTTGCAATATATAAACCTATAAATACTGCTATAATAAATATTGAATTTAATAAATCGCTGGTCTTCATATTAAAATATAATAATAATATATTATTTTAGATTATTATATTTTACGTTTATATTTTACATTTCGTAATTCACATTTTATGTTTCACGTTTCGCGTTTCGCGTTTCTTTTAACGCCGACAACTGCGTCTGTGAGACCTACTTTTACGCCCGATGCTTTTCTTATATCTTAATCTTCTATATTTTGTGTTTCTATGTCTTCGTCTACTTACTCCTCCACCTGAAAATTTTGACGTAGCTAATGTAGGTATTGATGGTGCAACATTTGCAGCAGCTGTTTGTGCAGCTCCCAGTTCACCAGTTAAAGTTCGTAATGTTTCTATTTGAGTAGGAGATGAACCACCAGGCATAGTAAGCTCGATTTTACCACCAGTAACTGCAGGTGTAATATTATTTCCTCCTCTAAATATTCTCTTACCATGTCGTTTCTTTTTATTATGTCTTCTTGTCTTTTTATTACTACATCCTTTCATTACTTTTGTCACATGGTTACGGCGCCGCCGCTTACCACCACCAGACAAGCTACCATTTCCAACCTGCATTAGAGCCTGTGCTGATGTCATTCTATTCTCATAATTTTGTGCACCACCAGTTACCGCTGGCATCGCTGGTATTGATAAACTTACTGGTGTTATCCCGCCTGTTAATGAACTAGTTGAACTCATTTATGTACTATGTATATTCTATATATATTCTATATATATTTTATATATTTTATATATTTTATATATTTTATTTTTTATTTTTTATTTTTTATTTTTTATTTTTTATTTTATCAGTATTATAAATTGCATTCGTTATAATTTAAAAATAAATCTATAATAAAGAATATATAATACATAATATATTTACGTATAACTATGAATCCCCAAGAACGTTTACAGTTAGATAAACTAATACGCGCCAATGATGTAGAAGATAACACGAATAATATTCGCGAGCTAAAACATAGCAAGCCTCTTACCAATGATATTATGACTCTTCTTAAAATTAAGAAAGAGTATCAGAGATTGTCTAAAAGTAACCCTTCGCAGTTTGACAATATTTGTGTATCTAGATGTCCTTTTCTTTTTAATAACTATACTGACATTTTCAATAAGGTAAAAAAGGATGAAATCGATTTAAATGTTCTTTTCCAGTTACTTCATATTCTTAAGCAAATTGAGGATGGAAAGCTAGACCAGCATACCGGTTCATACGAAGTAGGTAAATTGCTGAAATCTATTTACATCGACAGTGCTATGAAAAAAGCCGACAATATAAATAAGGCACACGACCATTCCCATGGCAATGGAAATAAAGACCATGCGAAGCCACCAGTTGTGAAAAAGATTTCATGGTCCGAATTTAAAGCAAATAATCCGGTTCCTACTACTACTACACCCTCTTCTTCATCTTCCGTATAGCGATTTCAATACGCAACGCAATATTAATTATATTTTCTAAAATTGAAATAATTAATATTGCACTATAAATACATAAACATTTCCTTCTATAGCATCATATCATAACCCATCACCACCATAATAATGTCTAAACGCTCAAAAATAAGTTCACCTAGCACAACAACCCTCGTTATCGTAGAGTCTCCTGCAAAATGTAGCAAAATAGAATCATATCTCGGTCCTGGGTATAAATGTATCGCAACATTCGGGCACTTCCGCACACTAGACGGCTTAAAATCAATTCATATGGATAACTTCACTCTCAAATTTTCATCTATGGAGGAAAAATCAAAACAGATTTCCCGTATTAAAAGCGAAATCGAATTGTGTATGGGTAATGTAATTATTGCGACGGATGATGATCGCGAGGGTGAAGCAATTGGGTGGCATGTTTGCGACATGTTCAAGTTGCCGGTTGAGACGACACCCCGGATTATTTTCCATGAAATTACAAAGACCGCGATTGACCGCGCGGTGAGTACGCCCGGAACTTTGAACATGAACATGGTATATGCCCAGTTTGCCAGGCAAATATTGGATTTATTAGTCGGATATCATATTTCCCCGCAGCTATGGACGCATATCGCCTCGAGTGTTAAAAATAGTTTATCCGCCGGACGGTGTCAGACGCCAGCACTACGATTGGTATTCGACAACCAAAAAGATATCGACTCGTCGCCGGGAAAAATGGTATATAATACTGTGGGGTATTTTACAAAACTGAATTTGCCTTTTAATCTTAGCCGTCAGTACGAACTCCCTAAGGATGCGGAGGAATTTTTGGAAGAAAGTGTAAATCATGACCACGTGTTTACATTGTCGCCGCCGAAAAAGGTGTCGAAAGCGCCGCCATCTCCTTTTACAACGAGTGCATTACAACAGAAAGCGAGTAGTGAACACAACTATTCTCCGTCGGAGACGATGTCAATTTGTCAGAAACTATACGAAGGTTCGTTTATTACGTATATGAGAACAGATTCGCGAACATATAGCCCGGAATTTATTGAGAATGCCAAGAGGTATATATCCGAAAAATGGAGCGACAAGTATATCAATCCGGATATACAGTATCTTGCTCTAGGGTTTGGTTCGGGTGGCGACAGTTCGACTACAACAAAACAAGGTAAAACGGGAAAAGCGAATAAAGGGTCGGGGTCGGGTTCGGGTGACAAAGGCGTTAAAGCCCAGGAAGCACATGAAGCAATTCGACCAACAAATATATCTACACTGAAAATTCCGGATACATTTACATCGCGGGAACAAAAATTATACAAGCTCATATGGACGAATGCAGTTGAAAGCTGTATGTCGCACGCAACAGGTGTTACAATAACCGCCCATTTAACTGCCCCAAAAGGCAACGAATATAAATATACAACCGAGTTAATCGAGTTCCCTGGGTGGAAAGCGGTGGATGGTTATGACAAAGAAAACCCAAACTACAACTATTTACAAAATATTAAAAAAAATTGTACTATTCCTTATAATAAAATTAAAGCTACCGTTACAATGAATGAACTTAAATCGCATTATACGGAGGCAGGTCTTATTAAATTACTAGAGGAGAAGGGTATTGGTCGTCCATCTACGTTTTCATCCCTTATAGAAAAGATACAAAAAAGAGGGTATGTGGAGAAGGGAGATGTAGTTGGTAAAAAGGTGAAGTGTACGGACTTTGAGCTTCTACCCGACGAGTTACTTGAAATGCCGACAGAACGAGAGTTTGGCAATGAACGAAATAAACTAGTAGTACAGCCGTTGGGTGTTATTGTCATGGAATTTATAATCCAGCATTTTGAACCTCTATTTGAATATAATTTTACGAAAAAAATGGAAGATGATTTAGACAAAGTGGCAAAGGGTGATATGTTATATACGGAAACATGCCGGTTTTGTTTAGATAACGTCAAGCAACTAACTACTGCATTAAAAGATAAGAATATACAAAAAGACACTGTTACAATTGATGAAAGTCATGTATATATGGTGGGAAGTAAGGGTCCGGTAATTAAACATACGACGCTTGACGAAGCTGGTAAAAAAAAGATAGAATATAAAACTGTTAAGAAAGATATAGATGTAGCAAAACTGAAAAGGGGAGAATATAAATTAGAGGATGTAGTTGATGAAAAGGGGAATATTGACATGGGGGGAATCAAACTTGGTATATATGAAGGCGAACAAATTCTATTAAAAAGAGGTAAATATGGATTATATTTTGTATGGGGGGAACAGAAGAAGTCTTTATCGGGGGTCTTTCCAAAGAGTAAAACCCCGAGTACGATTATGTACCATGATATTGTTAAAATTATTGATTCATCACAATGTGGAGGTGCGAATAGTGTAGTGGGTGGCGGTGGAGATGTTGGTGGTACAAGTGAAACTATAGGAAATAAAATAGCAGTAAAAGGAATGGTTAGAGTGTTAACAGATGAAATAAGTATAAGGAATGGAAAATATGGAGACTATATATTTTATAAAACGTCGTTGATGAAAAATCCGACATTTTTAAAAATTAAGGGATTTACAGAAGATTATAAAGTGTGCCCTGTAGCGAATATTGTGGAATGGATAAATACAACTTATAAATTATAGTTTATCGTGGTATATTATGGTATATTGGCAATGAAATATAAATAATATTTTTATTTATATTTTTATTTGTATTTTTATTTATATTTTTTTCATAATATTTTATACCGTCATATATATAATATGAATTTCGGTTCTTTACTTTCACCATTATTCGAACAAAGCAAAAAAGTAGCCGATAAAAAAATACAGAATGATATATCAACTTTATGCGAAGAGTTGACAAGTGGTATTATAGACCTATCCGAAAAGGCAAAGAGACTAAATGAATTAAAGGAAAAATATTCTAAGTCACAATCAGAATCACAGACAGAAGAAAGTGATGCATCTGAAAAACCTGAAGAAAAAAAAACAGGGTGGTTTTCAGGTTTATTCGGTTCAAATGAAAAGAAAAAAGATGCTACACAAGATGCTACACAAGATGCTACACAAGATGCTACACAAGATGCTACACAAGATGCTACACAAGATGCTACACAAGATGCTACACAACCCATACCACCCGCTAATGAATTGTCAGCTGCATCAACTGCAGTTGATTCATCTACGTCACCTGTAGAACCTCCACCATCCGACGAATCAAGAGCATCTCTAGGTGACTCATCAACAGCATCAATAGCACAAGATGCATTTGGTTCATCTACGTCACCTGTAGAACCTCCATCATCCGACACATCAAGAGCATCAGTAGCACAAGATGCATTTGGTTCATCAACGTCACCTGTAGAACCTCCATCAATCGGATTAGATTCAGCTGCGTCACCTGTAGAACCTCCATCAATCGGATTAGATTCATCTACGTCACCTGTAGAACCTCCATCAATCGGATTAGATTCAGCTGCGTCAAATGCATCAACAGCATTTGGTTCATCTTCGTCATTAGGAACAACTACTGATTTAACAAATTCGTCAACCGATATAAAGATACCTCAGCCACTTGAACCAGCTGCACAACCTGTGCCACCTTCCAAATTATTAGACTCACCACCAAAATATGAAGTAAAATCTTCAGAATTCGGAGGTGGAAAAAAAATAAAAAAATCAAGAAAACCCAAACAAACCAAACATAGAAAATATAAAAAATCAAAAAGAGTAACAAGAAAGAAAAATATTAAACAGTTTGATAATAGTGCACAAGCACAAGGACAAGGACAAGCACAAACACAAGCACAAACACAAGGACAGGCACAAACACAAGGACAGGCACAAGCACAAGTCTAATTAATCACTTTTTACATAAAATAATTTTGTATTACCAAGAGTTTTACAAAATTATTACAAATATTACAGTACTCTTACATCCTATACTGTGCAGGAACACGCAGTTTCAATTCACGCGCGATTTCATCCCGATAACAATCAAATTGTAACGTGAAACTAAAATCATTATTACTAAAATTAACCAAGTTTCCGTTATGATAACGAAATTTGAATTTCAACTTTGACACTCTTTCAAGGGGTGGATAAAAATGTGAGAAGTTTTGAAGCTGAGAGTTTCTGGAATCGAAAAACTGAGAAACAGGCACACCTAAAATCGGTATTTTTGCAAAAGATGAATTCACTTTCCCGCCATAAGTATTATTAGTAGTTGAATTTACTCTTCTTGGATAAGGTTGAAGCTCGTCCATTTGGTTATACTCGAACATGTCCATATAAAAAACATTATCTCCTAAAGTGTTTATGACATTTGGAGGTACTACGTAATATCCACCTCCCGGTAACCAGTTATAAAAAATATCATATGTTGCATTTTTATATTCGTTATTGAGAGGTACAGTAGCCGGTGTTTGTGTGGCAACATATGGTTCTTTATTAAACCCTAAAAAATATGGAAGTCCCCATTTCGTATTTCTACAGTAACTAATTTCATTCGGGGGGCTAACTTGACAATTTACATATTGACTATTTCCGGCGTCGTTATAATTTTCTATTTTATCACACAAAAGCGTAAACTCGTGCTGTTTGTTACCAAATAATAATTTTTGACTGACTTCATTATAAACAACTACAAAATTGCTATATCCAGAAACAACTAAATTTGAAACTGCTTTATTCATAAGGTTTGTGAGTTCGTTCGCCATTTGTACAGGAGAGTATAATCCTTCCTCGATTGTAATTTGCAATAAATGCGTATTCTCGGAGATAGTAACACTAAACGACATCTTTGTATTTTGTTTTATGGTAGTAAACACGTCATTAATTGACGGAAAGTTTGATTCAATGAGTCGTATAGACTGCACATTTGTCAAGGACTGTGGAAGAGTAATTTCGAAAAAAGCCGAATTAGGATATGCGCAAACGTCCCTATCCTCGGAATGAATCGTTACTAGCTTTCTATCCAAACAATACGTCTGCTCACGTGGTATTAGAGGGTGTTCAGTAAATGTGTTTCTGTTTAGTCCATTCATTTATATAGTAAAATATATTGTTATATATAATATAACATATAGAAATTATTTTATATTAGATTTTATTTGTTATATATTAGATTTTATTTGTTATATATTAGATTTTATTTGTTATATACCATATAATTATTAATTCTAGTAAAAAAAATAATAATATATTTTATAGTATACTCTATCCATAATTTATAAAATGCAAAATAATGGTCCTACAGCAAATTTTTCACCGATTGACAAAGTTAATTATAGATTTAAGACGATTTATTATTTAATTAATATTTGTATTCTTTTAGCATTTGTTGGAATTATTATTAAGATGATATTTACATCTCTCAGTATGGGCGACGACCAAGGTCCGGCTTTTGCAACATTCGTTGGCTATATTTTTACAAGTGTTGCTCTTTTTGGTCTTTTACTTGCCGTTATTTCCTACTATTTTAAAGTTCAAAATTCCCCATCCTGTTCTAGTTTATATCCTAGTTTTTTCCAAATATTTGCTTTATTTATTATATTGTTCGTTATTATTCGTCAGTCTATTTCATTTTCTAAAATGATTAATACATATCAAGTAGACCCCGAATATTACAAATTTTCCAACTACTCGGGTATTCTCATTTTCTTTCAGTTAGCTCTTATCTATAGTTACTTGCAAGGAAACTTAAACTGTATTAGTCCTACAGCAGGCACTCTAAGTAAGCCGTCAATAGGGACATTATATTTGAGTATCGTATTATTTATTCTTAATATTTTAACTGTCGGCATTATGGAAGTAATTTTGCGGCTTTTTTCAACCTGTTTTTAGATAAACAATTAACTCAAATCTCACGCTTCTCAACCACCTCTTTCATTTTATATAGAACATCTCGCACAGATTCTTTGATACCTTTCACGTTATAAAGCGATTCAAGTCGCGATGTATCTAGAAAATTATTCGACCTTTCACTCGCCAATATTTGTCGCTGTTCTTCTATACTGAAATTATTCCATGTAAAGTTTTCATCCACTATTTCCCTATACATTTCCAATATCTCATTGTGACTTATTAATCCAGGGTTCGTCAGGTTCACCGTTCCTGTCACGTTTTTTTCGCACATGTCTATCATAATCGGTAATAACTCGGGAAGAACCGTCATCGAATTGCTTATCGAACATATTTTATTATATGACGTAATTTTCGTTATGAAATTTCTACTATTTACTTCATTAGTAATCGGCATGCGAATCCGCACATTTAAAACATTGTCGAACATTTTCATAATCATATCCGTATACCCTTTTACAATAGAATACGACGACCCAAAAAAATTCGGTTTAGAACATTCTGCAAAACCACCCCGTTCTTCTTCATACGGATGTTCATCGCCGTCATACGTGAATATACATCCCGTTCCCAAATACGCATAATGTACTCCATATTTATTACTAATAATAGCAATCGCTGTCGGAGAATACAGATTATCTCTAACATTTTCACGTAGTTTCCCCTTCTGTTCTAGGTAATCTATTGTAGTATATTTCACTTCATCTATTGTTCCGTGTGTTCTTCCGATTGTAGAAATTATATTTGTAGGATTGACTTGTTTTATTTCTTCTTCGAGGTCACTGCTATTCTCCGCTCTCATATTACCTACTATAACAGTGTGTCCTCCCCTCACTAGCAAATCATGTACCTTTTGTCCAATCCACCCATTTGCACCATACAATAAAACCTTCATCGCCGTTCTATTGTATAGTTTATAATTTTGTTTTTAATTTGTATTTTATCTTATCTACTTATTTCGTATTGTACATTCTAATAAGGTTGTCAATCCCTTCCTCAAAATTTTCAGTTATTTCCCACCCAAGTTTCTTAATTTTTTCATTACTTATATAATATCGTTTGTCATTAAATGGACGGTCAATAATATACTCAATGTGTTCCCCGTAGTTATCCGTTTTTTTAATTTTCTTAATCAACATCTCGGCAACATATTTTACAGTATATTCTTCATTATCGTCTGACCCTATATTATAAATTTCCCCAATACGACCTTTTTCAAGTATTATATCAAATGCCTTTACTACATCCGCCACATGGATAAAAGCACGCACATTAGAACCATCTCCCTGTATTGTTACCTTTTTATCTTCGCATAAAAGCTTTATAAATTTCGGTATTATTTTCTCGGGATACTGATTCGGTCCATATACATTATTACCTCTTGTAATGATAATAGGCATATTAAAGGAGTAATAATAAGATTGCGCAATAAGTTCTGCACTTGCTTTTGTTGCTGCGTATGGATTTGTAGGACATAATATACTTTCTTCTGTTTTTTTACTTTCGTTTTGTTCTATCATTGACTCGCCATATACTTCATCTGTAGAAACGTGTATGAATTTTTTAATTTTGCCATATTTTCTAACCGCTTCTAATAGATTGTGGGTCCCTACAATATTGTCTTTCGTATACTGAAGAGCATCTTCGAATGAATTTTGAACATGGCTTTGTGCTGCAAAATGTATAATATAATCTATGTTATAGCTAGTAATAATGTGGTATACTAGGTCATACGAACACAAGTTCCCCTTAATTAGTCTATAACGTTCTGAGTTTCTAATATCTTCGTCTATATTCGTTTCGGAAGCACAATAATACATTGCATCTATGTTTATGATATTAAAATCATTATATTTATTGAAAATATAATTTATGTAATTCGAACCAATGAAACCACAACCCCCCGTTATTAGCAAATTTCTCATTTACTATTTTTTAATATAATAAATAATAGTTTATTACTTATTATATACTAATTCATATTGTACTAATTCATATTGTAGTAATTCATATTGTACTAATTCATATTACAAAACAGATAAAAATTTATAAGTTATACCGTAAGATGTGTTATCTTCCCATAACCCCGATATTTTTAGAATAACGTCTATATTTTTTCTCTTCTCATTTGAATCAGAAAATAATTTCAGTACTCCTGTATTCACTTGTGCTTCTAAATTATGTGCTGGCGCTTTATCCGATAAGTATTTTTTTAAAATGACGTCTTCTATGTTTTTTATATTATTTATAGTTTCGGTATTTTTATCGATATTATAGTATATAATATTTTTATTGTACTGCTTATCTATGCAGTCTATATTTATTTTTAGTAAAATATTTATACCATTAAATATAATATTGGGTGTAGAATATAATATTCTTATAAATCGACTTTCATTTATAATTGTATTCTGTATTGGTTCGTTAAAATATATATAATTTGCATTGAAATTTTCCGGTTTTGTGTCAATAAGTTTCATTTTATAAATTACACGATTTTTAAGTTGTAATAGTATTTACTCTAGTGTAATTCTCACTATATATTTAAGTATTTCCGAGTATTGTATTTTAATAAAATACATTTACCTGAAATACAATTTACCTGAAATACAATTTAAATCTAAAATCTACAATTAAAATAATATTCATTAGTATTACATATTACACATTACACATTACACATTACATATTACATATCCATAATAGTTAAAATGATGAAATTTCTCGAAACGCATTTTGATGACTATATTTCGTCTAATACAAAGTGTTCGCTTCATCCGAAATTGAACAAGTTGTATGACACTTTCCCTTCGAAAGTCGAAAATTTGAAAAATATTATTTTTTATGGTCCAAAGGGTATTGGAAAATATACACAGGCATTATCCTGTATAAAAAGATACAGTGCAAGCGAATTAAAGTACGAGAAACGTCTTACTATAAACTCGAACAAGGATAATTTTATAATAAAGATGAGCGACATACATTTCGAAGTGGACATGTCATTACTAGGGTGCAATTCTAAAATCCTGTGGAATGATATCTACAATCAGATAAACGATGTTGTATCTACGAGGGCGAATACACATGGTATAATATTGTGCAAATATTTCCACAAAATACATAGCGAGTTGTTGGATATATTTTACAGTTATATGCAGTCTCAGTATTTGAACAAAATTAAACTTATTTTTATAATTATAACCGAGAATATAAGTTTTATACCGGATAATATAATCAACAATTCTCAAATCATAAGCATCCCTCGTCCTAAGATTTCGAATTATAATAGATGTTTTTCTGTAAAAAACGCAATAAATGGACAGTTAAAAAGTACAAATATTCAGAATATATCGAATATAAAAAATGTAATAACGCACATAACATTGTTAACGGATCCGCACGAATGTATTTGTAATGCAATAATAGATAATATAAAGAATCCTGATAAAATAGATTTCTTAGCATTTCGCGATATTTTGTACGACATATTAATATACGAGCTGGAAATAAACGAGTGTATATGGTATATATTGAAAGCACTAATACATGTTAACTTAATAAACGAGAATAATATTTCTGATATTTTATTAAAAACAAATATATTTTTACAATATTATAATAATAATTATAGACCAATTTATCACTTAGAAAATTACATGTATAATCTAATAACAATAGTTAATGGATATAAAAAGAGTGAAAGCAGCTCGTGAATTATTAAATCTAAAATATAATTATACATTGGATGAACTAAAAAAGAATTACAGATTGTTAGCGCTTAAGCATCATCCTGACAAAAATGAGAATAGCGAAGAATCGTGTGAATTTTTCAAGAAGATTAATAGCGAATATTTATATTTATTGAATTTCGACATTTCTCACGATGGTCATGATGCTCATATGTTTAATGGGAGAGATACTCATGAAGCGGGATGCGACGGCGCAGGTTCAGATAGTTATATGTCAATCTTTCGCACCTTTATTCAATCCTTGTTGCAAAAGATGACGGTTATCTCTAAGGAGAATACATCTTTGACGATAAGTACATTAATAAAAATAATAGTAGAAGATTGTCAAGAGTTGTCCATAAAGATGTTTGAAGATTTGGATAAAGAATCGGCGTATAATATATACGAGATTATAACGACATATCATAAAGCTTTCCATATAAGTGTCGAGAAGTTGGCGTTATTTGAGAAAATAATGAGAAGTAAAATGGCGCTCGATAATCTCGTCGTAATTTCCGTATCTCTTGACGACTTGATGGGAGACAACAACATATACGTATTAGAACATGAAGACAAGACATTTTATGTTCCTCTGTGGCATACGGAGTTGTACTATAATTTGGGTAAAACGGATAATACGTCAGTTGACCTAATCGTTCGCTGTATTCCTGTAACGCCGTCGCATATCTATATCGACACCAATAACGATATTTATATCGACATTCGCGTGAAGATTGTGGACTTATTAGAGAAACAGTGTATTGAATTTGACATAGGTAGTAAAAATTTCACGATAAGTGCTGCGGCATTATATATAAAAAATAACCAGACATATGTATTACGTGGTTTTGGAATACCGACCATAAATGCAAAAAATATGTATGATACGTCTGATAAATCATCCATCATCGTTAATATAGAATTGTGTTGATGGTTTTATTTTGATTTTGAATTTGCTTTATATAACATACGATATGTATGGTATATAATATGATATGAAGTTGTTTTCATGACAAAACATATTTGTTTGATTTTGAATTTCGAATTATGGAGCAATGAATTTCCGCATTTCTCACCATATCTATAACATCTCATGTTTTTAAGAGAGTCATTAATCTAGAAACTACTTTCCCCATTTTGGGACATCATTAGGAAAACCTTCCGCGCCATAGTTCTAAAACATCCCTCAAAAGTACCTATTCCTATTTCCACGAAACTACTTTCCCCATTTCGGGACATCATTAGGAAAACCTTCCGCGGCTCATCCCCCATATTTATAAAACATCCTCCAAAAGTACCTACCCCTATTTCCACGAAACTACTTTCCCCATTTCGGGACATCATTGGGAAAACCTTCCGTGCCATATTTCCAAAACATCCTCCAAAAGTACCTACCCCTATTTCCACGAAACTACTTTCCCCATTTCGGGACATCATTGGGAAAACCTTCCGCGCCATAGTTCTAAAACATCCCCAAAAAGTACCTATTCCTATTTCCACAAAACTACTTCCCCCATTTCGGACCCATTTTTGCAAAATATTTGCGAACTTTTTGCGAACTTTGTTGGCACACCATAATGCTCTTGTTTATATTTCACAATATTTTAAAAACTAAAGCATAAAGGTAACCCCGCGGAAATTGGGAGGGCGGACGCCGAAGAAGTGATGATGTATAAAAATTTCAAATCTAAAGCTGGATTTTCAGAATTGGACATTTATAAATGTCCATTTTTGAAAACCGGGGGTAGAAATATAAAAAATTCATTGATTTCATCACTCAGAGCATAATGCTCTAAATCGTGTTTTTAAGATGATTTTTTTGTTACCATAATTTTTTGACATTTTTATATATTATATGAAAAGTATTTAGGCGTTTTTTATGCTAGTCTATTATATAGAAGAAATGGAAGAAACGACTAGCACAAAAAACGCCGAAAAAACGCCACATTTTGTATGCAAAATATGTGACTTTGAATGCTCTAAAAAAAGTGATTATGATAGACACATTGACACCATCAAGCATAAAAGACTAGCAGAGACTAGCAAAAAAACGCCCAAAATACATTTCAAAACATTTAGCTGCATCTGTGGTAGTCAATATTTTCATAGCTCAAGTCTAGCAAAGCATAAACGAACATGTATCGTCGTCGGTACATCCGTGTCTTCTCCCCTAGAAGAAAATAAAGTAATAAATGTATCTATAGAAGATGTTGTATGCAGTGACAATAAAGATACTATAACAAAAAGTATGTTCATGGAATTGATAAATGATAACAAAGAGATGATAAAAATAATTAAAGAACAACAAGAACAGATTAAAAAACAGCAAGAACAAATAATTACTATTATACCAAAAATAGGTAATACTACAAATAATACGACAAATAATAATAATAATACAACTAACAACTTTAATCTCAATGTGTTTTTAAATGAACAGTGCAAAGATGCACTAAACATATCTGACTTTATTGATTCTCTCAAAATAACCCTTGAGGATTTACTTTTTTCAAAGACAAACGGTATATCGCGTGGGATAACGGATATTATGATAAAAGGACTCAAAGAGCTCGACATTTACAAACGACCTATTCATTGTACGGATATAAAACGGGACATCATGTATATAAAAGATGAAGACAAGTGGTGCAAAGATGAGAATCATGTGATTATGAAAGACACAATCGTCAAAATTGCTGACAAGGAACGAACGGCGTTACAACAGTGGGCGTTCGATAACCCCGACTGGATGGAAACGGAAAGAAAACAACTGGATTACTTAACAATGGTGCGCTCTATATGCGAACCTATCGAAAACTATGACAACTATGAGAAGAAAATATTAAAAAACGTCGGGAGAGAAATTTTAGTAGACAAAAAAATAAAGTAATATTAGTATATATACAAGTACAATACATTTGTAACAATGAGAAAAACATACAAAAACAAAACAAAAACAAAAACTAAAAACAAAAACAAAACAAAAACAAAAACCAGAACTAAAACAAAAACAAAAACCAACAGTCGTAAAAATAATAAAAAAATACTAAAAGGAGGTTCGACGGGAGGTTCGCTTATCGGACAGGGCAATTTTGGATGCGTTTTTAGACCCGAATTAACGGCACCTCATAATTCTATAAGTAACGGAAATACAGTTTCAAAAGTTGTTCTAAAAAATAATGCATTTAGTGAATATAGACATGAATATAAGATTCTTAAAAAGATGAGAGATATAGACCCGAAGGGGTTATTCCACAGTTTATTAATAGATGCATTTGAACTGGAAAATAAACACGTACCTGCCGATTTTACGCGATGTTCCTTAACAAAACCGACATATACTGTAGACGAATTCTTTGTTTTTGATATTGCATTTGTAGGGAACCACAATTTGACATACTATTTAAAAAACGCATTTAGTAGTAACCAATCCGATAAAACAATACCTGAACCAGCCGTTTTATTTAGCGTTCTTACAAATATTATTGTCGGTATTAAAAAAATGATTGGTGCAAATATATTACATAAAACGCTTGATACTGATTCCGTATTTCTTAAGGAGCCTATTTCATTAGATAACCCGTTTTGTGCAAAAGTGATAGACTACGGTGATGGAGAGCTGCGAAAATATAAAGGATATAATGATAAAAATCAGGATTATATTCATTTTTTTAAAAGTATTATAACAGTTCTGTCAAGTATATTGGGAGGGCTGCAACAAAGCAATCCAGCAAATATTAAAGTTATATCGGATTTAATACAAGGGTTTAAAACCCTATTAGCTATGGTAGAAAAAAATAATGTTTCGTATAATGAAGTTATCAAGAACTATATCATGTTATTAGAGAAAACATTCGGTAAAAAATATTCCGATTACGCAAAGCATCATTATAAGTTATAATAATTTTGTATATTTTACTTTTACTTTTACTTTTTACATGTTTTGAATTAAAAATATGTAAAAAAATATGGTACCTGTATATGAAACTGAGTTAGTTATTTCATGAGTTGACACAATATAATACTACACTATGGCTTACCTGTGTATAGCAATAAACGTTCTGTGCATTATCCTTCACAATAACTGTCATCGCTTTGTTTTTGTTCTTTACTTCTTGACAACCTTCTTTACAATCTTCTTTGGACCACCTCCACTGCTTGAATCGTCGGCAGCTGCAACAGGTGCGGGCGCAGGAGCGGGTGCAGGAGCAGGAGCAGGAGCAGGCGTGCTTTCATCTTCGTGTTCATCTTCGTGTTCATCTTCCTCGTTGTCAGAATCCTCGGCATGAGTAGCAGGAACGTCGTCATCGCTCACAGTATCGAGTTCTTGTGTCTCTACAAGCTTCCTGTCATCGCCAGACAATTGAATGTGGCACTTGCCGCGAAGAGTGGTCTTGGGCTTGACAACAGCTTGAAACAGCTTCCAGGTAACACCGAACTTACCACCAGCGAACCAGACACCTCCGCACTGGAGAACGACGGCGACATGAGAACCCTTTGCAATGAGGTCGACGGGGGTAATGTGCTCATTCGAAGCATCAGGGAAGATTTTGCGAGACTGAGGGTCAAAGAGCTCGACATTCCATACACCTTCCCAGATAGGCATCTTGACGCCGAGAGTTGGGTTCTTGTTGTGGTCGGGCTCGCCGTTTTCACCCTTGGCGAACTTGAGAATCGGAGTCCAGAACATGTCGATGTGGTCCTTGGTCATGGTAGACTTTCCGAACCATTCTTTTTGGTTTGCAAGAGCATCTGCCTTGATTTTTTGCTCAAACTTTTCGATATTTGCACGGAACTTGGCAATTGCGGGAGTATTGTATTCTTGTCCGGGGAACTGGAGCGACATGTTGTACGACTTGTCGCCTGTTTTCTTGTCTTCGAATGCGGAAACACCCCACGTCATCATGAGAGGGGTGGAAACATAGGTTGCGCCGTTGGTAGTGCAATTGAGAATTCCAACACTCTTGCCACCCGAGGAGTTAACCTTGGGCTTGGAGTATTTGATATCTTTATCGGGATTGAAAGTCTCACCCGAAATAATCTCCTTGGGAGCTTTGGATGTGGTGGAGGACTTGACAGAGGATGACTTGCTGATTTGAGTAGCGGAAGACATTGTATTCGTTGGTTTGTTGGTTGGCTTTCTGATTGTTTGTTCATGCTATATAATATTAAGGTTTATGGTTTGTTCAATTTTCTGTTTTGGGAAAATCGGGCTGCTTGTAAATGATAATTCGAAAATGAAAACTACATATAAAAATATATTTCGCAAATATTGAAAAATATTGAAAAATATTGAAAAATATTGAAAAATAGTAATATTAAGAAAGATATTTATATCTAGGAACTAGTAATATGTAAATATAGTTTCATATAATTAGGTAACAGTAGACATCATGTATTATAAATATAGTAAATGTATTGTGATAAGATATTAAAAAATATTGTTAATATATAATAATATACGCGTATACATACACACATACATACATACATACATACAAGAGAATGTCGATGATTATTGGTAGTAGCATAAGCAATGTGAATGAAATAATTGTATCAGTAAGTTTTTTGAATGAAGAGGGAATGGCGAGCATGGCTGGAATGGCGGGCGTTTTAGCGACAAATAGTATCGAAGATAAAAAGATAGAGAAGCATGAGAAGCGTGAGAAAGGGATAAAATCAAATTCTAAAATGAATATAAAACTGGATGAAAATTATGACGGAGAACAAGAAATATTGGATGACAATGAGCGTAATAAAGTAAAGTCGGTAAAGTCGCTAAAAACGGCAAAGTCGGCAAAAACGGTAAAGAAACGCGAAGAGTTATCGATGAATAATTATAGTACATTACTTGTGGTAAAATATAAGATAGACGAGTTAAAGAAGTTGTGTACAAAGTATAAGATACCAAAAGGTGGAAATAAAGACGAGTTAACAAAGAGATTGTATGACTACTGTAAAAATTCGGAGGCTCCATTAAAGATACAAAAAGTGTTTAGAGGGTTTTTAAATAGGAAGTTGCATAAGTTACAAGGTCCTGCACTAATGAATCGTAAGATATGTACGAATGATGCCGATTTTTTTACGATGGATGATATGATAGAAATACCTGCGACGCAATTTTATAGTTACAGGGATGATGATAACTTTGTATATGGTTTTGATATTGTTTCTTTATACAATTTAATAAAAAAAGAGGGATTGCATGCGAAGAACCCGTATAATAGGAATGAATTTGATAACAAAGTAAAAGAGAATGTTACGAACATGATAAGAATATCGAAGCTATTAAAAATACCCGTTGATATAGATATAAAGAATGAGATAATGGATCCGGCAAAACGCATGGAATTAAAAATATTGGAATTATTTCAGACGATGAATTCGTATGGTAATTATGCGAACTCGGAATGGTTTAGTCAGCTTCCTAGAAATTTGCATATAAGATTTGCGAGAGAGTTGGTAGATATTTGGAACTATAGAGCATTACTGACGATGGCGAAAAAACAGGAGATATGTCCTCCTCATGGAACTCCGTTTCTGGGAACTCCTTATTTTGCAAATGTAGCAAATAATAATGTATTGAATAATTTATCGAACGAAACGCTCATGAAATATAATGTGCAAATCATAGAAAATCTTGTAAAATCGGCAGTAGATATAGATAATAAAATGTTAGGAACATTTTACGTGTTATCTGCTCTTACATTAGTTAGTCAACCCGCGCGCGATGCTATGCCGTGGTTATACGAAGCGGTTGTATATATTCCTTAATATTGCGATTCTAAAAATAAACGCATACTTAATAACTTTATGTTCATTATTTTTAGACGATAATTGAAGACATTTTTTAAGACATATAAACAATATAATATATATTGTCTAAAAATACTTAAAAAGACCTCACCTATTAGTGTATATACCAACAACAAGATGGCAAAGAAAACCTCCTCCGCTGCTTCGGCAACCACTACCGCTACCGCTCCTGCTCCCGCACCTGCTCCCGTTCAAGCAACTGCTACCAAGCCTGCTAAGGCTCCCAAGACCCCCAAGACCGATGCACCTGTAACTCCTGCTCCTGTACAGGTTGCTTCCACCGATGCCCATACCGAGGGTACTGCCATTGAGGCATCTTCTCTCTGTTCTTTGTTTAGTGAGTTCGGATCAAAGCTCCAGACTTTGAGCTCCGGTCTGTCTACTCTTCGAAGCGACTTTCGTACTTTGGAGCGCCATGTTGCGCGTGAGATGCGCGCTGCTCAGAAGATTTCCAAGCGTAAGCGCAAGTCCGGCAACCGTGCTCCTTCTGGCTTTGTGAAGCCTACTCTGATTTCCAAGGAGTTGGCTAACTTTCTGGGCAAGCCTGTTGGAACCGAGTGGGCTCGTACTGAGGTGACTCGCGAGATTAACGCTTACATCAGGACTCACAGTCTTCAGGATAAGGAGAATGGTCGTAAGATTAATCCTGATACCAAGCTTCGTGCTCTTCTTCAGTTGAAGAAGGATGAGGAGCTTACCTACTTCAACCTTCAGAAGTACATGTCTCCTCACTTTGCCAAGGCTACTCCTGCTGTTGTCGCTTCTGTTAATTAATTCTGCGTGATACTAGTTACTTTTATGTAAACAAAAACAACTAAAAATATAAAACAAAAACAACTAAAAAAATGACATAGAATTATATGTCATTTTTTACCTCCAACCACACCACCACCACACATGTTATTATTTAATAAATATAAAGTTTTCTTTTTGCATGACTTCGATGAGTTGTTCGCGGTGAATTGGACCATTCATAATTTTTATATTGTCATATAGTTCCAGATTATCGTATGATGAAATATCAAACATGTCTATTACTTTAGAGGCTTCATTAATGTACGAGTATATATCGTTATTTTGGGAAAGCAGCCATTTGTAGAAGTCGGTTTGTATTTCGCTTGTTTCATTGTTTTTCAAGTAGTCTTTATATTGTTTAAACATCTTGTATGAGTTGAATATTGTCATATTTTTGTAATTTTGGTTTTCATTTTTTGGTAAATAGTCGCATCCATATATAATACATAGTTGTCTGAATTCATATGTCGTCATATCCAAAGTTTTTATAATTTCCTGAAAGTCGTATAAAATCACAGTCGATGTTGTTAAACTTAAATACCGAAGTACACGCGAACAACCGTATACAAACATATCTGTATCTTCACTAAGGCATGCGTATACTATATTTTTTGAGACAAGCTTTGCGCAAAGCATATCAGCTTCGCCAGGAGATTCAATATAGGTCATACCATAAGCTTGCAGTAACATTTTTGCATTTTGAATATGCTCTGCTTTAAGAATGACAAATTTTTTCTTCAACTTATCCATCATTATGCGAATATCAGCAGTATTTGATGGGATGACAGTGACTGTCTCTTCGTCGTCGTCGCCACCGCCGCCACCGCCGTCACAATCCGAAACAGCAACATCCGATTCAATGTCATCTAACATTTGCTTCAAACGGTAATACTCATCGCGCGCATTTATTTTTGTTTTTTTTCTAAACGCGATTGTATCATTTTTTTCAGCTGGCGGCTTGCCGTCAAATACAAAGACTGGTATTATATTATTCTCTCGGAAAATGGAAATCATCAAATATAAATTTTCCAATAAAGCATTTTCTCCGAGAAATTTATAAAGGTATATACTGATATCAACTGCAATTTTTTTTCCAGATAATTTAGATAAGTTTACACGCGATATAGATGATTTGCATTTATCTTGAAGAAACTTGTTCAACATGCGAATACCCATTTCTTACCTTTTTGTCCTGATTTCTGTTTTTAGATGTTATTTGCTCTTGTGTATAATATGTTATTATATATATTATTCATCAATTTTTTATAAGATAAAATTGACCCGTAACGATAACATAATAAGAAATATAGTATACGAAAGACAAACACAAACACACGCAAACACGACAATGGCTTTCACAAGAAGTCAAGCAAAAAAACAACAAGAGCACCCACAAGAGAAGCCACAGCAAAGGCAGCAAATACATCGCAAATGTAAAAAAACTTTACCCGAAAGTACAAGTACAAGTACAAGTAGAATACCCCTTACAAGAAGTCCCATCGATTTTATTGACGCATCTATCGAATGGAGAAAAAACAAAATAAAAGGAGAAAATTGCACATTTGAATATATATTCCTATAAAACTATAAACTATAAACTATAAAAACGAATAGGGTGTACTATACTATACTATACTATACTACTTTCCACCAACTACACTCATACGCATAGTCGCCAATAATAAATCATCATCGCGCGTTTTAGTTTCCAATCTTTTTTCCATACTTACAACCATGTTTAATAAATCATTATTTTTATAATTTTTGGAAATAAATGCAATAAAATCATCCACGGATGCAGGCTCCTTTTTGAAGTTAAATAAGTTTGTATTGTTATCGACACACCATAGTATGAAGTTATTAAAATTTGCGATTAAGATAGCTACGATAACATAGTAAGCAAATACATTTGTGTGTTCTTTGTATAATTTTTTCACTATAATGTAATTTGCATCCGTGCATGTTGATATAATATTATAGTCAAGTCCCATATAGTTTAAAATTTTTACACATTGGAATATAGAAAAAACAGCTTCGTGTTGCATATTGTCATAGAAAATAGTTAAAAATCTTTCGTTTTTGTCTTTAAACCCCGTTTTATTTTTAACAGTAACAGAAGCAGAAACAAAATGCTGTTTATGGTTTTTATGTATATTATTTATGATTTTTTTCCTAGTACTCAGAGGTGTAAATAATGAACGACTTTGTCGATTTACTTCGAAATACGATTCAAAAAACACATTCATGACTCTCGCCCAAGTTTCGCAATACGATTCAAATATTTTTATATCTGTTTGTACTGAAAAAATAGATTGTAACTTTTTATTAGACATCAGTATTTCATCCAATACAGCAAAATCCAACCCATAGTTGTGCATAGTTTCGTGGATGAATACTTTAAACCATTCTTCCTTTCTATATACAATAATATGCCCATCCGCTTGACATATATTAGATAAACCACCATTCACATGAGAAGCACCGATTACACCACTACCACCATCACCACCCACTCCATATACATCATCTTCCACCGGCTCGCTATAATGATACATATTTGACGGTGACTCGGAATCCGAATGACTAGGAAGTTTCCTTTTAAATGGCGTAAAATAAAAAAAACATTCTAAATTTTTACCACATTCGACTTGCGAATATTTCGACAGAACTTTTAACCATATGTATATCTTTAATACACAATGCTTAAAATATGTGGCGCCTTTTTTCCTGATGTTATTCAACTCATAACGACAACTGTCGAATAATATGAATTTCACTTTTACAGTTTTTCCATTACCGAGGTCGCAACTATACTCTATTAAATATCTAGCATTTTCTTTAATATATTCAGCAATTTTGGTAGGCACATATATACTTTTGAATAGCGACGACTGTAAAACGGGATTACTTTTTTCCAGTCTTATCATTTTATGTTTAAAACATGGCGACGACAAATTGGATTTAAAATTGTTGAATTCCGCATCTACTTCGTCATATAAATTTTGTATTTTTTGGGTTACTTCAGATTGTCTAGGATTCTTGGAATGATTTGAAAGCTGCTGTTTATTATTTTTCCTAATTTTATTGTAATTTTTCTCACTAAGCTGCATCATTTTTAAAAAATTAGAGTCATCCGTATCCGCACCAGCACCCGCATTCGCATTCATCCGTATTAATATAGTAGTATATTTATTACTAATATAATACTATATTTTTAAATTCGTCTATTCTTCTATTCTTCTATTTATCGTGAATGGTTTCAAACACATTTACTCCTCCCTTTTTCGTCCTTAACTTGGAACGTACACGCATTAAGTGAACTGATACAGTAGGCGGTTTCGAGAACACATAGTTTACAAGTTTTGCATTATTTGTCATAAGGAGAATTTTGGCGAGGTCGTCGTGTTGACTAAACTTCGCCATCGTTCCGTCTTCAAGTACACGAGTATTCATTCCATTAAAAAATGCCGGGTCTATGTTAACATCATCAGGACGAAGACTAACTTTTTTATTATCAATTATCGTTTTTGGTACCTTTTTACCGGCAACTTTTGCTAAATCTACATCATGAGAAATGCGCGATAATATAGAATCTTCTTGATAATATTTACTCTTCTTGTTTGCATCCATCGTAAATAGCAAATAAAATTCAGGATGCCGTTTTAAAAACTTATTCGCCTGATAATAATGTTCCACGGAAAGCCACCTGTGCCCATCCAACATAAAAGGCTCCGACCACTCATTCGACAACTTTTTCCGCCAATTATTTTTACCTTTACCTGCTGATATAAGAGAGATGAACGCCGGTTTATTATTATTTGATAAACGATCGCCTTGCGCACGACCCGGCAACTCATCCATCGACTTTGAATGATAGATTAAAACAATCGATGGGTCGAAATGCGGATTTGCCATAAGAACCTGACTCGCCGACGTTCCGCCTCCTTGACCTAGGCTTGCCGGACCCCCCGCATCTTCTTTCCCTAAACCCTCCAAACCAAGTTCCTGTTTATAAAATGAAATAAACTGTGGTATTCTCTGAAATGTACCTGAGAAGGATTCGAGGTTTCCGGTGGATGATTCGATGCACCTATTTGCAATTTGAAGCTTGATACAAAATGGGATTTCGGGGAAAGTAAAGATAGCAGTGTCGCGATATGTTACCAACTCGTAATGCATTCCTGTGTGCGAAAGAATAATATAGTAGTCTGGATTAACGACTTCGAAACTTTTCATTTTCGATTTATCTCTCGAATCTGTAGCTTCTCTAGCTCCCATAGCCGCAGGCGTCTTCTTATCTCCTTGCAGCATTGCATCTATTTCCCTATATCTTTCTTCATCTATATCGCTACCGCATGCGATGACATTTGACTGCGTATATGGTTGTTTATCTTTTTCTAAATAGTCGCGAAGTGAGAGAATAATGAATTTAACATTTAAAATAAGTTCCAACGTAGCAATAGCCCATTCGTCGCCCCAATATTCACTCGTCATTTCCCCTTTTCTTATCATTTCTCTTAATGCTTCGACATTTTTGATACCTTTCATGAAGTAAACATCGCGCATATAATCTTTATATAACTGCATTTCTTCAACGATTTTAAGGTGTCTTTCTTTATTCATGTCGGCTTGTAATTTCAGTGTTACTTTTTCTGTTTGCGTTATACCTGGCTGTGCGGCTCTTTCTGCTAGTTCTTTATTATCGGATGACAGTTTCGTATTTTCGGCGTGTAACTCTTTCAGTGTCTTTGAAAACATTTCGTATCTTTCTCTATAGTCGGCAAACTGGCTATCAGTCATAGCTGCGGCAAGCATTCTGCGTAACTGAATAACGCTGATGTCACTATCTGGTTCGATTGATAAAAATGCCTGACAAATCGCCATGAATAAACAGTCGCCGCCACCTTGATTTCTAACTACTTTAAAGTTATTGTTATGATAGTATGACTGTACCCATGGCTCATCTTTAATAGGGCGGTATGCTTTATTCTCGGCAATAGACTGTTCAAGATTTTGAACAGGAATATTTTTTCTTTTTAAAGGAACGTCGCCTGATAAAGGAACCGGTGCAAGAGATGCGCGAATCGCAGCCTGTAATGCGTCGTCGCCTTCATCTTCGTCTTTGCGCCCTTTATCAAAATCTGCTACTGCTACTTTATCACCTCGCGATTCTAGAGATGCGAGAGATGCAATAGAAAGTGGCTTAACTTTAAGTCCTAACGACTTGGTAGACTTTTTAACAGGTGCGGTATCTTCTTCGGGATTTTCAGGTAGATATATCGCTTGCTGAATCAATGATTTTTTAACAAATGAATATAGTAATGGTGAAGGTGCCTTTTCTAGATTTATATCGCCTGCGTCGTCTAATAATAAAGGAATATCCTCTTGGAACATTTCATATACGCCGATTTGAGACAATACCTTATCATTTTTAATAAGATAAATTGGATAATATACTATTTTTTGAGTTATATACGTATTTTTAATATTACCTATACTTATAATTGTATTAACACCTAAAACAGATGCTTCATATAAAGGAGCATTGTATTTACTTTCTTTTGTATCAGAAGGGTCTAGTGACTTTAACTCTATATAATTAATACTTGGAACAAGCTTGGAACGCACCATTATATTAATTATACATATTAAATTTATATATTTACTTTGTATATTCAATTAATTACATATTATAAATAACTATAAATAATAAATAATTAAAAATAATAAATAATTAAAAATAATAAATAATAAATAATAAATAATAAATAATTAAAAATAATAAATAATTAAAAATAATAAATAATTAAAAATAATAAATAATTAAAAATAATAGTTTAAAACATATATATAAGTTAACATTATACTAACTAAAGTCACATACATATACACATACACATACACATACACATACACGTACTGATGATATCATGTATTGTTATGGGAGGGCTGGGCAACCAGTTATTTCAAATTTATACTACAATGGCGCTTTCAATGGAAATGAAAACGAACTTTAATTTTCCGGCAAATAAATTAGAAACAGATAAAAGAAGTGATACGTACTGGGACAGTTTTTTGAAAGAACTGAATAAAAACACATCATTTATAGATATAAAAAAATTGCAATATCCCATTTACAGAGAAAATGGGTTTAAATATAATAAAATACAAATTTTACCGGAAGTATTTCGCAAAAACGGTAGCATTATGTTATATGGTTACTTTCAGAGTCATAGATATTTCGAGAAGGAACACAAAAGCATTTCTCGATATATTGGGATAAACGAGTCAAGGTTAGAAGTTGAAAATACATATTATAAAAAATATAAGAATATGAATATAATATCCATGCATTTTCGAATGGGCGACTATAAAGCCCTACAAAATTGTCATCCCATTCTTGAAGACGACTACTATATAAATAGTATAAAATTCATTTTACATAAAATGCGTAATAACAAAAAATGGAAAGTCCTATATTTTTGCGAGGAAGAAGACGACATCGAAGTAGAAAATAGAGTGGAGAAAATAAATGCAGTATGTAAAGAATACTTGGAAGAACGGAAGCGTGAAAATAATCGCGAAAATAAATATGACCAGGAAATCGAGTTTGAAAGAGCTGTAGACAAAGGAACCTCATTGAAAGATTGGCAACAACTATTGTTAATGAGTTGTTGTCAACATAATATAATCGCAAATAGTAGTTTTAGTTGGTGGGCGGCATTCTTTAACGACAGTCGCGATAAAATTGTTTGTTACCCTGAGACATGGTTTGGTCCACAGCTGGCGCATCACGACACGTCGGACTTGTGTCCAAAAAGCTGGAATAAAATAAAAAACATATAAACACCCCTCGCGATGCTTACTTATGTAGTAATACTGACATTGGTGTTGTGGATGAAGATGTAAATGCTGGAGTTATTGATGGCATTTTCGATAAAATAGCAGAAGTTCCTTTTTGTTTCTTTTGTATATGCTGTTGCTGATGAAACAAATGCGGTTTATCCAAATCTTTCATTATACTTTCATAGTTTGTTTTTCTTTCTTCAATATCACTGTAGTCCTCTCTTTGAACGGCGACAACCGGTGCAAGCATATACCAGGTATGCTGTTTCTGCAACTTTATCCAATATTTGTCAATCGCGTAGATAATATGTTGGTCGGGCATTTTCATTAAGTTTTCTATACCTGTTCTTATATTATCAATCAAAGTATCATAGTAGCTCATTTTTACAATATAACCAGTAGTCGTTTGACAATGAGATACCTGAATACATGTGTCATCTATTTTTTTATATGGAGGCACATTATTTCCTGCAAGTAATAAAACATTCCACTTATTATCGCTGTCGCCCCCGCCATCGCCGCCATGCATCCTAAAAAATGTATTCATACTATTTACGAATGTTTGCTTGTTTAAAATTAATAAGTCGTCTTCGCATATCATAACATGCGACCAGTTATTTTTCTTCGCAATTTGTAAACACTTTAAATGACTCATACTACAACCTATTCTACCATTTTTTAACTTTATAGCGTTGAACCTAGTTGGATTTAAACCGACTCCTCGCAACTGTTCTTCAATATGTATTTTTCTATCCGGTCTAGATGTCAAGTTAATATATAAACAATGTTTTATATCCACAATAGAGTTTATTCCACATTGGCTTGACATGATTTATGCTTATACTATAGTTTGTGACTTTGTAACTACTATTTATATTACATCAATAATATTTTTATATTATTATTCATGTAATAATATTTTTTGACTCCCAAGAGTGTAAATAGAATTGTAAACTAGGAAACGCAAACTAGGAAACTAGGAAAATAAAATAAAAGATGAAAAATATTTATCTTTTTTAAGTGCATCTATTTTTTCCAACATTTTTCTAAATCTTAGTACAATATCGTGGTTTTCACAATTCGTCTCAAATAAAATAATTTCTTTTATCAAATCCGGTTTGAGAAATTTTTTCGTTTTCTTTGTTTTTTCATCTTTATCTTTATCTTTACCTTTACCTTTTAAAATACTTACCCCTAATCCATTATTATTATTTTTAATAATATTATAATAACTAGCAAGATGAGTTAGCATCTTCATATTATAGTTTATCGAATAATCTATTTCCAACATACACGAATTCTCCAATGTATACTTTTTTTTTATATCATACATTGTAATTTTATACACGTTTTCGGTATTGTTTTCGTTGTCATTGTCATTGTCGTTGTCGGTCGACGATGACGTAAAATGTGTTTTAGAGTCTTCTATACCGTCGTATAAAGGACTGTCACATTCTATTTCATTTTTCTCCGTCATGATACAGTCATGTGCAAATAATAGTTCATCATAACTACTATCTGCTCTTTTTAGTTCTTTATGTGGTTTTGTGCTTGTACCATCGTCAGAATTATCAGACTCAGTATCGTATAAATTAGGATTTTGAGACTTGTGTTTATTTTTAACTTCAAGCCAAAGATTATTAATTCTTTCCCACTCTTTTTTATTTTTTTCTTTTACTGTATTATCGACTAATATTTCAAACATAATAATAACAACTGTATTATCTTTACTATTATTATGTTTATATAAATTTTTATATTTTATATTTTTATATTTTATATTTTATATTTTATATTTTATATTTTATATTTTATATTTTATATTTTATATTTATTATTTATTATAATGTTAAACTGAAGACGTTTCCTCGAAAATATCCATATGCTTAAAAATCGTTTTGTTTGTTATACTAGGATATTCCTTCATTTTCGGTTTCAGCATAGTAATAAATTCAATATTCTTACTAATAACTTCCCATGCATCCTTCGTTTCACCCTTGTTTAAATAACTTTTAGATTTTGTAACTATAATAAATAAATTCTCAGTCAACTCTTCTACTTCATTCGACTTTTCCGATTTTCGCAAGTAATTCAAAATAAGAGCTTGCAACTGAGATATAATTTCAATAATTTCCCCCTCGTCAATAATATTATTTATCATCAAGTTAACAACAAATAAACTCATAGCTCTACGCTTATCATTCGTTTTGGTATATTCGCAAAATTTATCATAATTTTTCTTAGGGTCGACAAACTCAATTGACTCAAACAAGTTCATAAACTCTTTAAAGTTATCCTCAAAAATCTTTTTAAATATATCATAGTCGTTCATTAATGTCTTAAATAGTCTCGCGTATAATGCTGAATAAAAACTATTTGAACTCGCAATATTAAAAATTGAATATCCGATTTTCATCATATTTTCATTCGATGTATCGTGTTCAATTAGTTTCGAAATTTCAGCCTTAATATCTTTTGTCATCGCTTCCTCATTCATATCAGTAATCTTATTCAAAAATCCTCTAATATTATCCACATTCTTCTGAATGCCTTCACTAACATGTTTTTGAGTCGTTTGAAAAGCACGTATCGCATCCCAATCATCATCCGTTATCTCAGATGGTTTACTTTTAATTTTCTTAAATCCACCGCCACCTGCACCACCGCCGCCAACACCACCAACGCCACCACCAACATCGCCAATAGACCTGCTTTCCTTTTTCAAAAAAATAGGCGTTTTAATATATGTCGGCGCCCCAACTTGTTCAGATAGTTTAGATATAATATCTAAAGTTTCTTGAGACAAGTTACATATGAAACCTGCATTTGTTATTTTTTCGTAATCTGTTATATTATATTGTTTCGTAATTTTTACCGGAGAAATAGTAGTCATAAAATCCTAATACTATATATTAACAATTGTTTATATCTATTTTATTATAAATATTAATTCACTAATTCGCTAATTCGTAAAATACCAACTTTCTAAAATAATAACTATTACTATATTATAAAAAATTATAAAATGACAACAACGTTGTGTTTGGTCGCAATATTTAAAAATGAATCTCATATACTAGAAGAATGGATAGAACATTATTTGAATCAGGGAGTAGACAAGATTTTCCTAGTTGACAATGGAAGCACTGATAGTTACTACTCTATTTTACAACCATATATATCGAGAGGTAAAGTAGACCTAGTAAAAGATAATAAAAGACACGCACAAAGAGAATTATACAATAAACATTTCTTACATAAATGTAAAGCATATGACTGGGTTATAGTTTGTGACCTCGACGAGTTCATATATGGTAGAAAGTATTGCAACTCTATTAAGGACTTTTTGAGTAAAATTCATCCTAGTTTTTCGCAGGTATTTATTCCTTGGAAAATGTTTGGTTCAAATGGATATAATACAATGGAACAAGAGCAACCATCTAGAGTACTTTCAACTTTTACGAAAAGAATAAATAACAATGACATTAGACATAATAGATTTAGGTCTTTTATATATAAAGGTCCTATAAAGTATATAAACTGTAAAACGATTATCAGAACAAAATATTTATTAAACATTGGTATTCATTATTCTGAAACATCAAATAACAGATACATGACATCGTATGTTTCACAAAATAACCATATAAACACAAATAAAAGTTTTGTAGAAATAAATGAAGATGTAATTGAAAATTCAGCATTACACCTGAATCACTACGCCATTCAATCATTGAATTGGTTTATGAAAGTAAAAGCAACAAGAGGTGCAGCTGATACAGCAACTAGTGATAATGTAAGAAATATAGAATATTTTAAAGAGTACGACCTTAACGATATCGAGGATAACGAACTTTCTAATATAACAAACAATAAAGACATGTTGAATTAAGAGATGTTGAAATAAGAGATGTTGAATTAAGAGATGTTGAATTAAGAGATGTTGAAAATAAAGATATAAAATATTTATTTGATAAATACTTAAATGTATAAGAATATATAATATAGAATGTCAGGAAAATACCCCCCAATGAATCGCAATAATAGATATAATAATGGTAATAATAGTAATGGTAACAATACAAACAAATATAGGAATGATGACTCGAATAAAGGGACCGGGAACGGGAATGGTCCTTCATTTGCGAGTAACTATGATAATGGCAACGGCAACGGCAATGGGAACCGGTACGACAACCGTCGTCAAAATAGAAACAACATAAGAAATGATAGAAATGATAGTAATCTAAACGAATATCAGAACAGTGGTTTAAATATAAATAGGAATGATATTATTTCAAAACCAGACACTGAAAATGTAGTAGATGCCGCGACGAATGGCGCCGACGTATCTGTTGTAGATAATTATACTCCAAAGGAATTCGACAAATGGGAAGACTTAGAGAATATTATAAGCGAAGATCTTATGCGAGGAATTTACGCATATGGTTTTGATTTGCCGAGTTTGATTCAAAGAAAGGCGCTTCTTACTATTTTCGATAAAAAAGATATCATCGCACAGGCGCAGTCAGGTACAGGTAAAACAGGCGTTTTTACGATTGGTGTTTTGCAAAAGGTAAATACGGAAATAAATAAAACCCAGGCGATGATTTTGGCACCAACGCGCGAACTTGCGAAACAGATTTATGATGTTATCACGTCGATTGGGTCATTGATTAAAAATATGCGCTTTCATCTTCTTATTGGAGGAACCTCAACAGACGAGGATGCTCATCAGTTGAAGACTATCATGCCTCATATCATCGTGGGATGTCCCGGGCGTGTGTACGATATGATGCGTCGTAACAACATTGATTCTAAAGACATTAACTTGCTCGTATTAGACGAGGCGGATGAGATGCTTTCCGTTGGGTTTAAGGACCAAATTTATAATATTTTCCAGTATTTGAACACCAATATCCAGGTTGGATTATTTAGCGCAACAATGCCGAATGAGTTGCAGTCTCTTACAGATAAATTTATGCGCAATCCTGTGCGTATTTTGGTAAAGTCGGAGATGCTTACCCTTGAAGGTATCAAACAGTATTATGTGGCTCTTAACGATGACACGCAAAAATATGCAACACTAAAAGATATTTTCAATATTATTTCGATGTCGCAGTGTATTATCTACTGTAACAGCATTAAGCGTGTAATGGACTTGACGGATGCAATGATTAATGATGGGTTTCCGGTATGTTGTATTCATAGCAATATGGATAAATCGAAACGTGACGAAGCATACACGGATTTTAAAGCGGGTAAACATCGTGTTCTCATATCTTCAAATGTAACATCGCGTGGTATAGATGTACAGCAAGTTAGAACAGTGTTGAATTTTGATTTGCCGAAATGTGTATTTAACTACTTGCATCGTATTGGGCGGTCAGGGCGTTGGGGTAGGAAAGGAACGGCGATTAACTTTGTTACTAGATGGGATATTAAAACAATGAAGGATATTGAGAGACATTATCAGACGGTTATTGAGGAGTTACCTTCGAATATTACGATTGACTAACTTGCAAACACGCAAACTTGCAAAGACTATTTTAATAATAAAATAAATTCGTATATTTATTTTATTATTTTTATGTTAAGATATAAATATGTTTGATCTTGAAAAATATTTAACAGAATTAAAGGATGCGCAAATGAAAAAGCTTGAAGCTTTGAACGAACAAGGGGGCAATAATGCCGCCAATAGTAAAAACAAGGATAGTGCCAGCGCGACATCTTCGTCTTCATTTAAGTTCCCTATATCATATGTTGATAACAAACAAGAAGTTAACGATAATATTATAAATGATTTAGAACTTGTGGAATCAAAGAACCCCGACGAGCCGTCCATGTATAGCCATATATTCAAACCCGAATCAATATTTAGCAAAAAGTTTTTAAATGAATGGAGTAAATATTATACAACCGATGTTGCATTTTTGAAAGATTCGCAAGCATTTTATAAGGGTTATGTTAACCAATATGCCGGGGACTTAAAAGCGCAAGTGACGATGAATACTGGCACAAACGAGGTAACGATAGACCCGCATGATATTTTTGAAAAAATAGATAAGCTATGGATTGATATTGCTGGGGATAAAAATTTCAAACAGCGGTTTAACTATATCGATATTCCAATTTTAGACAGACTTAACAAGTCGCCGGGGTTTTTACAGATTCTAAGTCTTTACAATCTTACATCGCCTGTTATCTCTCTTCTGTCTCCACTTATATTACTTATTATACCATTCTTTCTTCTCAAGTTTCAAAAGGTAGATGTTACAGTTTCCGGATATATAGCAACACTTAAAAAAATATTTGCCACACACCCGCTCGGGAAAATGTTTTCTTTATTTGATTTTTCTAGTATGCCATGGGATAAGCGCATATATGTACTAATGTCTTTTGTATTTTATGTTATTCAGGTCTATCAAAACATAATGTCTTGTTATCAGTTCTACAAAAATATGATTCTCATTCACAAGAATATTTTTATTCTTCGCGACTATTTCAGATATACTTCTCGCAATATGGAGCATATTATAGGCATATCGTCTTCATTGGAAACGTACGCAAATTTCACTGCCGATATTGTGAAAAATAAAGATAGACTAGAAAAATTGTGTAAATTATTTGATAAAATTAAGCCTTTTAAGATTTCATTCGGGAAGATGCTTGATATTGGTAAAATAATGAAACTAAATTATGAAATATTTGTTGACAATGATATAAAAGAGTGTGTAGACTATAGCTTCGGATTCAACGCCTTTTATGAACAGGTTGACCACTTGAAGCAGATAATTGATAATGGTAAAATAAACATGTGTTCTTTTGTTGAGGCGAGTGCTGAGGAAGACGATGAAGAGGCAACAACCGAAGAGCCTATCAAAGAGCCCGACGAAGCAAATGTGGAAGGAAAAAAACATAAAAAACGCAAATCCAACAAATCCAACAAATCCAACAAATCCAACAAATCCAACAAATCGACCACATCGGAGGTCTCCACGAAATCTAATGATACCGAGTATTCACATGCAAAGCCCACATCAAAAAATGTTACAAAATTTAAAAATTTATATTATCCCCCACATGAAACTCCTGTAAAAAATAATGTAATTATAGATAAAAAAATTATTATTACTGGACCGAACGCCGCAGGTAAAACAACGGTTATTAAATCGACACTTATGAATATTATACTATCGCAACAGATAGGTTACGGATTTTATGAAACTGCTAAAATTAAGCCTTACGATTACTTACACTGCTATTTGAATATTCCTGATACATCAGGACGTGATAGTTTATTTCAGGCTGAATCTAGAAGATGTAAAGAAATCCTGGATTGTTTAGAAAAAAATAGCGACAAGAATCACTTTTGCATTTTTGACGAACTATATTCAGGAACAAACCCATATGAAGCGGTTGCAAGTGCATATGGATATATTGATTACTTGTCAGGTATGAAAAATGTCGACTTAATGCTTACTACACACTATATTGAGTTATGTAAAAATTTGAAATCAAATAACTGTGTTAAGAATTACCACATGAGCGTGAATATGTTGGAAGATCATAAGGTAGAATATTTATATAAATTTAAAAAGGGAGTATCGACAATTAAGGGAGGAATAAAAGTTTTGTATGATTTAGAATATCCTGAATCAATTATTGCAAATACTAAAAAAATTCTCGGTTTTATGTAATTAAGGATTTTGCAAATTAACAAAATAAGAAATAAGAAATAACATTAAGCGTTAAATATTTTATTTTTATTTATTTATAAAAATAAAAGATGTCTCTATTCAGTTCACAAACTATTTTTAGCCTATTATTTACATTATTGATTGGTGTTGCTTTATACTATTATATAAGATATAAGACACGTGTTTTAGAGCTTTCAGTTCGCGAGCAAGCAAAAGTATTACAAAGTATCATAATGAGCATGAATAACAATAATAAAAATATAATGAATATAGTTCAAAGTAGAAGTCAAGAAGAAATTGTTTCGGATGCTGTTGCTAATGATACGAACCGGTTTCGTGAAGTAAACGAAAATAATGAGTTAATTGAGGTTTCCGACGATAGCGATAGTGAAAGCGATAGTGGAAGCGACAGCGACAGCAGCAGTAGCAGTGGTGGCAGCGAAAGTGGTAGCGACGATGAGAGTGAACATGGCGAGGAACCGGTAGAGGATGTCGCAAACAATGGTACTAGAAAAATAGTGTTTAATGGCGGCAACGACTGTCACGTTGTGGAACATTTAGACGGACCTGATGTAAAAGTAATCGAGTTAACACACCCATTGTATCCCAAAAACGAGAATGAAGTTAGGAATGGAGATGGAGATGACGCAGATGAGGATGATGAGGCAGACAATGAAAGCGAAGATGATGCCGACGAAGATGAAGATAGCGACAGCGAGTCTTTACCATCAGATATGGATATACAACATGAGAACCATGAGAACCATGAGATTAAGGAAAATGCTGATATAAATGATGTTACGAATCAAATTCAAAACCATTTAGAACCCGAAACTATTTCGGAAGTTATTCTCGAAGATAACTCTTTAGACAACCTTTCTGTAAAAACAGTTTTTAAAACGAAAGAGACGAAAGAGGCTGAGACACATTCCGATTATAACTCAATGAATGTACAGTCTCTTAGACAACATCTTAAAACCAAGTTAATCTGCGAAGGTACAAACATGAGCGAAGCTTCTATTAATAAACTTACAAAAAAAGAACTTATTAAACACCTATCATAAAGCAACTATTAAATACAACAAATAATATGAATATGAATTCGAATGTTAATATTATTTTTATCTAGTTTTAGTATATATTATATAATCATAATAACAATGTCTTGGGCTACTTGCTACGCGGGTTCAAATAATATTCATTTTAATTCCCCTCCTATTATGATGGATGGTCGCAACTTTGCAACCTGGCAACCAGGTTCTGTCGTAAACGAACAAATACGCGAAAATAACAATATAACTTCAAACTGGGATTACAGAACATTTTTGCAAAAAAATGCTGTCAATATAATGAAATCAAATTCGGATTCAGCATGCAACAACTGTGGCGCATGTCCTACCATGTATACGGGTCCTCAAAATCCTGAAGTACAGTCAAATACGCCTTTTGTTTTCTCATCGGCTCTAGATAATAGTCAGCCATTTGGTTACGAAACAAGTGACCTAAAAAATGTGTATCTTTCTAGAAACGAACTTCAGAGTCGTATCATGGCGCCTGCTCTTACACAGTACCAGTATGTACTTGGCGGTATACCTACTTCAAATTAGATTTTTATTCAAATCATATTTTTAATTCAAATCATATTTTACTTCTATAAGTTAAAATATTTTTTACCCAAGACAAAATTTATCCCCTTTTGTATATTATCAATCTCGTAAATAAAAAACAATCCTACAAATGTTGACGTAATACAGTCTATCGTGTAATGATTTCTAGAAGCACATATCAATGTAAATCCTAAAACATACGCAATGACATATAATAACCAGTATGCCGACCCATAGCACCGGTAAATAAGTCCCAACTGAAATATGAGATTTATAAAATGTCCGCTAATTCCGAGATTATTACAAGAGCCCATACTCAATGCACTTTCAAAAAAGTTTGAACCAAATTTACACGTTTTACTACTATCGGGAAGAGTTGTGGATACAAAATAAATATACGTAACCAAACGCATTAACAAAAATACAAAAAAATAAAAAATAATATATTGGTATTTACCATTGATAATAAAAATAATGAAAAAAATAAACATAACAAATGAAATAAATAAGTCACTTACTACGTCTAAATTTCGAACTATTGGTACGCTTTCCTGTATAATATCGGGAATTTTTACTTTGTTAATTGGTGCACCTTTTTCGTAAGAATATTTATTCACCTTTTTTTCTAGAAAACAACATACCATAAACAATATTATAAGCGCACATGCTATTTTAAAATATATATTTTGTATCATTGAAAATAGTATTCTTTATAATAATATTAGAATATAAAACAAATATAAAACAAATATAAAACAAATATAAATAGTATATGAATACAATATAAAATAAAATAAATGAAAAATGTTATTAGTTTTGATGTAGGTATGAAAAATTTAGCATATTGTTTATTCCAAGTGGGTGACAATGACACCAATAACACAAATAACACAAATAATTTGAAAAACTATAAAATACTACGATGGGAAGTTATAAATTTGTGTACTCCTATTACTAAAAAATGTACTAAAGGGGGTTTGCAACCTTGCTCGGAAGTCGCAAAATATTGCAAAACATTCAAGACGAGCGATGCTATGGCTATGTCTAATTTGGAAAACGAAAACGAAAACGAAAACGAAAATGAAAATATGATTATCGATTATTATTGTACAAAACATGCAAAAAAGTGTAACTTGAAAATACCACCAAGTGAACTTGATATTAAAAAAATAAGAACAAAGAAGTTAGTCGATATCCAGAGCATTATTGATAAATATAATATACCCCCTATTTTCGATAAATCTCACGAATCTGTTACATCTCATACGAATAAAGAAGCCACCGACCTCACTCTTCCCCTAGCGGTTGTGCCTTCAAAACGACAAAAAAACACAAAAGAACAAATGATAGAAATGATACAATCCGAACTAGATAAGAACTATTTAGAAAATATAGAAAATGTACGCGCAGACCAGATTGATTTAATTACACTTGGTAAAAATATGATGACCGAGTTGGATAAATTTATATCCCCTCATACAAGTGGCGAAGATGTAGGAATAATGGGAGGGCTGGGAAGTATAGAAAAGCACAAGATAGATATTGTAATTATAGAGAACCAGATTAGCACAATTGCAAGTAGAATGAAAACGCTTCAAGGAATGATAGCGCAATACTTTATAATGAGAGGAACACCTGGTATAGAGTTTATATCTGCTGCAAATAAATTAAAAATGTTTATGACTAAAAAGAAGACGACATACACTGAACGAAAAATAGAAAGTGTAGAAGTAACAAAAGAATTATTAGAAAGGTTACCGCAGTTTAAAAATTATAAAGGATGTTTAGATAAAAATAAAAAGAAAGATGACTTGGCTGACTGTTTTTTACAAGGAATATACTATCTTACATTAAAAAATATGATAGACATCAACTTATATTTTGAATATAATGAATAAAATGAATAAAATGAATATAATGAATAAAATGAACATATTGATTTAATTACAATTATTTAATTACAACAATTTAATTACAATTATTTAATTATAAATAATTATAATGCGCACAAACTTAAAATTAAAGTTCTAGATTATAAATAATATGGCTGACGAAATCATTGATCTTGGAAACTTATCCGAATTTGATAATAGTTTTATAGGAGGAAGTAGAAGTGGCGGCGGTGGTCGCAGTGGTAGTAATTCAAAGTCTGTAAACTTTGGTGGAGGTTTAGAGCTTTTGATGAATGATAAATTAAAATCAGGAAATAAAGGCGGAGGAGATGGCAATATTGATTTAGACGACTTGAATGATCTAGAAGATGAGCTAAATGAACTCTCTGATACTGTAAACACCAATAAAGTAACTAAGAATTTTAAATCTGATTTTTTCAGTGGTTCAAATATAAAGTTAAACAACTACGATAATAATGACGACCAGAGCGATGGTGGATATTCCGACAGTAAGCATAATTTGGCAGGTTTAAGTGGACCACCTGTTGGTGGAAGTAATACTAGCGGCGTTGGCGCATCCACTGCAAGTACCGACACGGATAAAAAAACGTGGGATGGTTTTGGTAAATTCAACAATGTACCTATGAACCCCGATGCACCACTAGACTCCACACCGCAGATGACAAAAGAAGAATTACTTCGCGAGAAATTTAAAATTCTTCAAAAATTAGAAGAACTAGAAGGAAAGGGAATTCGTCTTACTAAAAAGTATACCATGGAGTCATCCCTTTTTGAAATGAAGGGGGAGTATGAAACACATGTAGAGGAAAGGGAAAAGA